TGAAGGCATGAATGTCGTTTAGGTATTCAGTGAATTGAGCTGTACTTGCATCTGTCGTGCTCATTAGCTCACATAGTCCGTTTGCTACATCTTGGTAAAGTGGATGCTTAGAATCTTTAAGCTCTCTAACAGCCTTGAATGTTTTCTTGTATTGGCCAACGTCATCACGATCATAGATTTTTGCTAGGAAGTTCTTCTTGAAGAACAGATGTTCGTAATCTTTATCTGTTCCCTGCTTCTTAGCCCATTGATTAAGCCACATCCAGTACAAACGGTTTTGAGCCTTTGAACGATCTTTCTCTTGAGGTGCAATCAATACAACTAATGGCTTTCCTTCGCCTGCTGCCTTAGCATGATTCACATTAAGAAAGTTAGTAACTGGTGAGATGTCGCAATGGTTCTTAACAACTTGTCGGAATTCCATTTTGACCTCGAAATAAAAAATCACCCGAGGGTGGCTTAAACCTTAGCAAACTTAAAATCACTTCTAGACGTGTAGATCTTTGCTATATGCCTTAAAGCTTCTTCTTCAGTATCAAACATCATTGAGAATGTTTTAAATTGAATCTTCTTGCCATTTGAAAGGACTTGATATTTGTATTCATATTCTTCGAACTTGCGACCGGTTCTCTTTTCAAAGTCTTGTAAAAAGTAGCTAAGCTGTTCACCAAACCAGTAAATTTGATTCTCTGGAATGAAGCGAAGTCGATCACGAATTAACTCGCGACAAAACGGATGTCGAACATGCTGATGGTTAGAGTTAATAATCCATTCAATCTCATCAAGGCGTTGCAGATATTCAATTAAACGACCAATTTCTTTAACTTCTTGTATGTCACTAAACTCACCAATTGGCGTTCTATATAGTGTTGGAGTATCAACCCAATCAAACTCTGGCACATCAATTTCTAGGCTAATTTTCATTAGAATTTACCATTGATTTATAGAGTTAAATTATATCATAACTTCATGATTTAATTAGAAAACACTGTCAGTATTTGTATCTATTTTTAACATTAACTCGGTCTTTTCTAACCACCGCTCAAACATGGTTTCCGACTCTTGTCTCGTGCCTAATTGGTATGTGTCGAATAGGAAATGACACTTATGACAGAGAGGCACTGTAAACGCATCTGAGGCTTTTATTCCTTTTCCCTTGCCATGCTTACCAGAATTAGAATGAGCCGCTTGTGAGTGAGGATAGCCGCACCTAACGCATGGCAACCTTCTTATTGCAGCAAGTCGCTTTGCATCACGCATTTGGTCTCGAATATTCTTCTGGTAAAAGTTCAAAAGACAATTTTGATTGATCACCGTAAATATCAAACTGAACATTTACGTGAGTGAAATTGATCTTCATTTCATCTTGTACTGTCTTAACTGCATTAATTAATTCTTGTTGCAAACGTTCATTGATTGCTTTATCGCTATACATGATGCTTTCTCTAATGGCCTTTTAAATTCTGCTTGATGTTAGCAATCTGAGTGTCAATGTCTCTGATTCGGCGTTTGCAGTCTTCTTTGAACTGATGTGTTGCATTGAGATGATTCAGATTTTCAAGATTAAACCGATCTTTGTAGAGTAAATCTAAATTCTTCTTCGCTTCGATTGTGTCCATGTTCACCCCAAGAAATGCCAGAATATCCAAATTATTGCAGCACAGAATGCAAGCCAAATGCCGACCTTAAAATCCTTAATGAACTGAGGCTCTTCAAAACCTTCCATGAATTCTTCATGCAGTTCATTGTGAGCAGTGTTCCACTCATAAATGTCTTGCTTCTCTTTGGGAGTCATATAGATCTGAGCTTGCTTTTTTGTATGTGCCTTGGCAACCAATCGTTTTGCTTTCTTTTGTTTTCGATTCATAAATACCCCAAAAAAGAAAACCTCCCGAAGGAGGTTGCTTTTAATTATCTTGTTAGAGATTTAAAGTAAATATTGAGCGGATCATATACTTTACTTTTTGTATCATAAGAAAATGCTAAGTTGGGTTCATATTTGGGATAGTCAAAACCAACCAGCAAACTATTTTGATGAATAGTTTCATTAACTAAACTTAGGTACTTTAAGGCTGATGGGTTTTCTCCACCAAGATCTTCAACTTTCTCTGGTAACAACTCGATCTGATTATTCAATTGCTTCAAATTGAAGTTAATTTTCTTGTTTGCCTCAAAAGCATGACCTTCTAAGTCTGTTTCACTATTGATAGTCTGGATTGCTAAATACGTCATCATATTGCCTTTTAAAGTTGAACAAAGAAGCTTCATAATGATGTTTTTTTTATTCAGTTTGCAACAAAAAAATTAACGTAAGTTATTGTATTCTCAATAGTAAATTAAATTACTTAATCTTTCCACACTTTCTGCATTCTTTGATTAGGTCTTCGTTGTAATCCGATTCATATTCCCAAACATGTATGCAAAAGACCTGCTTAATTCTTCGGAGCATGTGAACCTCCAAAGAATTGCCACAGCTTTATAACAGTACTGTGGCCTACCGCTACTCACTTACTTTATAAAACCACTGGATGGGCACAGTATTTTACGTTTCAGCTTTCAGATCTATTTTAATGGCGGGGCATCACTCCCAATCTGGTATGTATTTCCTGCATATCCCATCCATGCGCGATGAACTGCATGGGTTGTACACTCTTTCGTGGTGTCTAGACGTGTTTGCTTAAACAGTCTTTAGCTAATCAGCAAACTTTTGATTATGGGTTTTAATATTTTTAAATGCTCCAAAAAGCAAAAAGCCCTACGTTTAAGCATCGACTAGAAATCCAGTCCAGCACATCGGAGAATCCAATGTTCTAAGCTCGTAGGGCATAAAAGCAAAAAGCCCATCAACTTAATGACAGGCTTTAATCTAGTTTCGCCTTCTTGCTTATGTTGCAAGGGTTACTAACTAATCCAGTGATGCCTTACTTACACTTCGCACCACTCTAACACGAATATAACACTTGCCTTGTACAAGGTCAAGTTCTATACCTATTTGTATTTAATAAAACTATAACGGCAGTGAATAGCAGCTAAACCACATTTAACATCTGCTCTAGCATCATTTTGAGAATAGACAACAACCATATCTCCGACTGGATTCATTTGAGTTACAACCATTTCTGACCAAGAGTTGTTATAGAAGTATCTTTTGATTACAGCATCCAACCACTCATCAAGGATTTCAGACTGCCCCTGCATATCTAAGATGAGGCGCTGAACTGCACGCGCTTCATTGTCCGTAATTTCACATGCAATCCCTTTGCCTCGCACTTTGGGCATTGGCGTATCATCATCAGAACACAGCCAATCAGCCATGATTTGCTCTTTACCCTTGACCTCTTGCTTACGTTTTTTAGCAGCCTGATCCATAGCGACAGCAATCGGGTTTATGCTCTTTCCACAAGTTCCAGAATTTGAGTACATCCAAGCCCCAAATTGATAAAGCCATTCTTCTAGACTGTATTTAGTCCAGTCCGTTGTTTGCATAATGTGATTTACTGCCGCATTCATCTCTTTCCCCTTACTTGCCGTATTTCTTGATGTGATTTCTGACTTTTTCTCTGTTGACTTCTCCGCTCGCTATCTGTTCATACATTTTTCTGGTCTGCCAAATGACATAAATAATGAGAAGGGGAGAAAATAAAATTCTCAGGATGATTAGAAGCAGCTTTAAAGAAGCTTCTGCATAGTCCTTGAGGTCACACCAATGATCTTCAAACCATCCCTTTAGAAAGAATCCTTGCCATTGGAGTGTGAGCTTTAATGCATCTACATCTACCTTTGATTTCATACCGTCACCTTTAATCGTCTAATTCTGCTTTGTTTATAAGTATTGAGTACATGTCTTTTGAATAGTTTGAGATTGGGAACTTCTTGCCTATTAGCTCTGCAAACTCATCATCAATTTTTCGAACAAGATCCATATATTGAATCTGCTTTTCATCAGTCTCACCTGTAGGCCATTCAGGTGTCTTAGCTTGGTACTCCTCTGCCCATGCTTTGACTTGTTCAGCTTTATCTTCATATCGAGTGCGAAAGAAAGCATGAAAACCTTCTTCGTGTTGTTCGTATGTCCCAACTTCGTAAAAGACCATCACGCCACCTTCAACCGTTTCATTGCTTCTTCAATCCAATTGAGCACTAAGCCGCTTTGAACTTGCTTTGTAGTGCCACGAATTACAGTCCATCCGTGAATAGCTGCAACAGAGTATTTCTCGCAGTCTGCCGTGTAGCCTTCACCTCTGGTGTGACGACCATTACTGAATGCACCGCCTTCCACTTCCACTAAGATCATGTAACCTTCAATTCGAAAGTCAGCCTTCCAACGACGCTCAGGATGAAATCTAAACTCCTGCTCATAAGCGATATTCATTACGTCTAGCTGACGGCAAAGCATTGCTTCGCCTTTGCTAACACCTTGTCTATGCTTCAATGGCACGCTTGAACGCGCCACTGGTTTTGATCTAATGCGTTGAGCCTCTTTGAATGTGGTCATTGGTCACCCCATTGCTTTCTTGATTTCATGAATACAGTACTTCAAAACAAATACTCTTTGATCATTGCCACTCTTTAGGTTCTGCTCTTTTGCCAATTCGAGCTGATTAACAAGCCGACTAGCTGCATTTCTTAACTTGTCGTTTTCAATCTTTGAGCTATGTAATTCTTGAGCCAAGCGATCTACTTCTAAGATTGCTTGTTCTCTTGTTAATTCTTGGTCAGCAAAACAAGAGCCTCCTGCATGACAATAACCATCTGCGCCACAGTAAGGGCTTCCACCCTTACAGCGCATCACAGCATTAGCCCAAGTGTCATCGTTCTTACTTAGCAAGTCATGCTCACAAGGGATTTTGATTGCCTTCATCCTCCCCCCTTGAACGCTTGCTCTAACTTCTTGCCAATCTTAAACATTGACCAGCTCTTTTGAAGGTCTGATGCAATAGACATAGCTTTTGCAATGATTAGTCCCTGTTGATCCACCCGCTTTTGCAGCTCCTCCACTTTCGCTTGCTGGTGCTTTAACCCCAATGAATAAATGTCAAATGCCTCAGTTTTATCTGCCGAAACATTTATATAGTTTTCTTCCCACCAGTCATCAAACTTTGGTTCAAACTCTTTAAACTCACTCATGGCTGGCTCCTAAAATCGCTTCATCAGACACATATTCCATCGGCTCAAACGAACGACCACGCTTAGTTTCTACCGCTCTATGCCATTGGTACATGTAGTAACGGAAAACCCAAGCCTCTATCTTGAGGATAGGGTTAAATGGAACTAGTTCCTGTCTAACCAACTTTCCATCTCTTCCACATATTTCGCATTTACCAAAACTACTCATTACCTTCTCCGTAGATCGATTCGTAATCATTTATCGCGCGTAACAGAGGTTTATTTTTCTCAAATGCAAAACAATCTCTGTGTGCTTCTTTTCGAGCGCCATACAAGCCACCGCACTTATCAATGCGATCCAAAGACTCCACCAGACGCTTGAGGTCGGAAAGTAAAATATGACTGCCGCCAGCATTCTCACATCTTCCATAAAGGTAGTGCTTAAAATCCAATGATGGTCTAGCCGTTGTGGCACTTGAAGGCGCACCCTCAACAACCTCTCTCGCCTTATCCACCCCGTACTCACGAATAAACTGTTCTGGCTTCATAGGAAGTCACTCCAACTAATTCCGCGGAATGCATAGCCACAAGAAAGTGAACAAATGCCAAGGTCTTTACTATCAACAGCATCAACAAATAGCTTTCCGCAATTAATACACAAGCAAAGTCGATCTAACTTTTCCGCCTTCTTTAATGGAAATACGATCATGCTCATACCGCCTCCTTGTCATGTCCTGTCATGGCTTCCTGCTTGAGCTGGTCTAGCATTTTCAGCTTTCTTAATTTCTCGTAGAGGTTCGCTGCTGCTCTTGTTTCTTCATTACGAGTACCGAGGTTGTACGCTCTACGCAGCTTCATCATTGCGTTGTAATCTACAAATTCGATCATGTAGCGCTCCCGAATATTTGTTTTGCCTTGTCAGTAGCTATGTAGCCACGTGGAATAGAACCGTCTGAAATTAAGTAGCCTGACTTAACCAGTGCATTTAGTTGACGTTGTGCACAGCGCTTAGACACACCTGTAATGCGCTCATAGTCTTGGCTTGACTTACGGCCTGTCTCTTTTGTGACAACAATCATGAAAGTCACCAATGAATCGAACATTGCACTCATAGTTTTATTGACTGAGCTTTCACACCAATCGACTGTTTGATTATCTAGAGGATGTTTCACGCTGCACCTCTCTCTTCTTCTCGAATAGTCACAAAACGGCAGATATCTAAGCGGTCCATAACTCGAACTACGCCTTTCTTGCCATGACGATTTTTAGCAACGATTAATTCAGTGACACCTGACGGTAGGTCGTCTTCACCAATGATTGGATTCGCTAGGATGATTTGGTCTGCATCCTGTTCAATCTGGCCTGATTCTTTTAGGTCTGATGCTTTAGGGCGCTTGCCTTTCTCAGACTCACGGTTAAGCTGAGCTAATGCGATAACTGGGCAATCAAACTCTTTAGCCAATGCTTTTAAATCACGGCTAATTGAACTTACTTCCTGGTAACGGTCTTTCTTACTTGGATCACGAACCAACTGAAGGTAATCAATAACGATGCATCCTAGTCTTTTGTATTTGCGCTTAGCTTTACGTGCCCATGAGTGTATTTCTGCAATTGTAGGTTTCTGCTTGTCTTCGATATGGATTGGCAAAGAACTGAATCGTCTTTGAGCATCTGCAAATTGAGCCAACATCCCATCAAATAATTCAGCGTTATGAATGTTGTCATAAGGGATTTTGGTTAATGCTGAGATACAGCGGTTTGCGAATGTCTCTACATCCATTTCAGCAGACACAACCAATACAGGCTCGTTGTATTGCACTGCTGTTTGAATAACTAACATTTGAGCTAGAGTTGATTTACCTGAACCAGGACGACCACCAACGATGCAGAAGTGCCCTTTTTGAATTAATCCAACCAGGTTATCCAGTTGGGTTAAGTTGAACTTTACGCCTGTGTATTGCTTGTTAGCTTTGGCCTCAGCCTTTTGAATCAAACGGTCTGTAGCGCGGTTCATTGCTTCTTCAAAAGTGAAGCTAGTTTTCTCAACATCGTTTGAAGTTTTCTTTCCATCCAGGATGCTTTCTGCCGCAATGTGAACGTCAGGAATTGTTAAGTCTTTAGCAATCTCAGCAATGCTTTGCCCGATATGCTCAACTTCACGGTGTGCCTTGAACTTGTTCAACTCAGCAACATAAGACTCCAGGTTGTAAAAGCTTGAAGGCGCTTCACTGCTCATTTGAAGAAGGTATTCAGAACCGCCCATCAAATGAATTGCGTTTTTCTGCTTAAGCTGCTGCTCAACCATAACGAAGTCATACGGCTTGTTCTCATTCGCAAGGTCTGCAATTGCCTGGAAGATTTGCTTATGGCGCTCTGGAAAGAAGCACTCAACATCAAGATCGTTACTTACAACATCAAATGATTTGTCTACAGTCATCAATGCTGTAAGAACTGCTTGTTCCATAGGGATGTTATGAATATTCGACATTACCAATCCCCCATATCTGCTTTGAGTTCAGAAGGATTGATGTTTTGTGCAACACTGCTGGCTTGTTGGAATAAACGCTCTACGAGCTTGTAGTCACGCTTAACCCACTTCACAAAGTTTGAATACATCTGAGTGCTTGTTACTGCACCAGTGATGATTTTGTTTTCGTAGTGTGGGTTGATTTCAAGAAGTAACTCGTCAACTTGCGCTTGGCTGATTTTTGGTAAACCAGAACGTTGTAACCAAGAATTGAGTTGATGAAGATTAGGTGTCCAGATCTTTAGAATTTCATCGACTGGATTTTGTTGAGCGTCACTCTCTCTATAATTATTTCTATAAGTATTATCTATTGTGTCTTTACTAGGTAAAGTGCTCGTACTTTCCTTAGTAAAGTGCTCGTGCTTTACTAGGTAAAGTGCTGTACTAGGTGAAGTACTTTCCTTAGTAAAGTGGTCAGACAGCGAAACTTCGTTAATTTTGTACTGATTTCCTAATTTCGGATGTGTAGAAATAATACTGATAACACCCAATGAAATTAATTCCTCAAGCCCTTTACTAACGGTTTTTGAGCTTGATTTTCTAGCTTTGGGATTGTCTTTGTGACGCTTCTCTTCCTGTAATTGTGAGTAGCTAACATAATCCGATTCTTTATTGAACCCACTGATGTAGCTCTCAAGCATGAAGTAGACATGTCGAGCAGCATCAGAAATGAACGGATATACATCACGTCTGTATTGCCAGCTTGAGCGAACATGACCCTCCTCGAACTTGTCTGTCATATTGCCCTTACCTTTTGAAATTGGAATAATTTCAGCCTGCTTCAATGCACCCATCAAACACCTCTCAATACAAATGCAGCTAATTCAGCTTTCGCTTTAGCCAATGCCATAGAGTTTTCGAGAGTTCGATCAAGCGCATAAGCCTCAACCGCTTTTTGAAACAAACTAATCTTCCGATTTAGTTCAATGTCTGCTAATATTAAATAGTTCATATGGTTTGCTCCGATTGAACATTGAGCCTGATTTGCGAGATCAGGCTTTTTCTTTATATCCAAGCTCAAAACACATGCCGAAATCTTCAATGTCATCTTGAAAAAGATCGTCAATTGTTTGCTTGCTTTCCATCCACGCTTTTGACATCACAAAAAGCGCGTTCAGTTTTTCTTCACTGATCATTCGATATTTCTTGAGTACAGTTTTAAATCCAAGAATGTCCAACAGCACTAAACAGTTCTCAAGCTCAGTCAAGCCATTGGATTTTCTATCATTTTTCATTCGTGATAATGTGCTTGGATCAATCCCTAACTGTTCAGCTACCTGACTTTGATTGCTTGATGCAAGGGCTTGCAAAACTCTAGAAACTTCATTTCTAGCCCTTGCACTCAATTCGGTTGATACTTTGCTCATGGTTTGGTTCCTAAGCGGTTGCATTAGTTCGTTTAATTGGCTCTTTGCCACTTGCTAAGTCTCTGATTTGGTATTCGCGAGCTAAAGGGATTTTTTCATTTGGCCACTGGTATACAGCAGGAGGCTCTATCCCTAATAACTTTGCTAAGCCAACACCATTCACACCAAGCAACTTGTAAGCTTCCTGTTTGGTCATTTGCTCAACCTCAAAAATAAGATTTCTTAGTATTAAAACAAAGATAACTTATTTTTGCAAGATGTAAGATAACTTATATGAAGAAACTAGAAACTATGGGCCAGCGTATTCGCGCCTTACGAAGAGAAAAGAAATTAACTCAAGGCGATTTGGCAAAAATCGTCGGGGTTAGTGCGCCTAATGTCACTGGTTGGGAGAAAGATGCATATGCACCTAAAGCTGATCCTTTAAGTAAAATGGCCGCTTATTTTGGTGTGTCCACTTCGTATATAACAAATGGCGATGAAAGCGGCCCCCAATTGGACAACAATGCTGTTCAATTAAATGTTCTTGATATTGAAGCCTTTAAGCAGAAGTACAACATTCCAGATAGTGAAGATGCTGTTAAGTTTGTTCAAACATCAGATAAGCCATTCCCTATTCAAAAAAGATATGTCCCTGTTAAAGCCTATTCAAAGATGGGTATGGATGGGTATTTCACAGATATGGGATATGACGGGAACGCAGGTGATGGATATGTTCCAACTCATACAGCAGGTCCAAGAGCCTATGGCATTAAAGGTACTGGCGATTCAATGTTTCCAGCTATCCGTAATGGATGGTATGTAGTATGTGATCCAGATGCGGAACTTGTGCCAACAGAATTTGTTCAGGTGTGTTTGAAGGACGGAAGATGCACAATTAAGGAATTTGTAGGAATAAATGGTGGTGTTTTGAGTTTATTGGCCGTTAACGGTAGCGAACGCTTATCTTTTGACATGGACGAGGTTGAAAGTATTACTGCTATTACAGATATCGTGCCACCAAGTCAGCACAGACAAGAACATCCTTATTCGCATTAATCACAGGAAGACTTATGGACAATTCAAAACTACCAATCAACCAGATTATTGCTCGCATCAATGATGCTGCAACACATGGTGAAGCTTTGGTGCTAACCGCTGAAGAAGTAAAGATTCTTTCTAAAGATATTGGCGACAAGGTCTTTATTCCTGTGCTTACTAATGAGCAGGTTGTGCAGTTGGTAAAAGAAGGAAAACTTGGGCAGAAAATTAATAAAACCAAAGATTAATAAACTGTGAACCCGACACAGTCATTGGATAAGGTGAAGGCAGACATTACGCTGCTTTGTGGGGTTTTGGATTGGGAATTAATTGGGCTAAATTCAGCAAATGCTAAAATAAATCTAGTATAATGCTAGGTATCTACAAGAGGCTTTTAAAGACTGATGGTTATTGAATTGGTTAAACACTCACCAAATGCGCTAAGGCGCTATATGACTGACATGAATGTGTCAGCGAGTGCACTCGCCAATTTAACTAAGATATCTCAAAGCAAAATTAATAAGGCCTTGGATGAAGTTGAAGTATTTAAGCTGAGCCAATTAGAAACTATTTCAAAAGTTTTATTTGTGCCAACAGTGTATCTAACAACTGATAATTTTATCTATGAGCGTAATACGCCTGAAATAATAGAATTTAGAAATCATATAGATATCCCAGAAGATAGATATAAAGAAAATGCTTTAGTGCAGGAATTTTGCCAAGTTAGAGATAACTTTATATCTATATTAAGTTCTCTGAATGAAGAGCCTAAAGCTTTCGATTTGAAGCTTAGCGGAACTAATGCAGAAGAAGATGCTCAAGCAATAATTGACTATTTTGGTTTTTACACACACAGCAAAAAAATCAAGAATTCAGATGATTACTTTAATGCTTGGAGAGACATTGTAGAGCTCATGGATGTAGTAGTTATAGATAGAGGGCGTGATAAATTTGGCTCGGATGGTATGTGTTTGTATTTTGATGCGGTACCCATTATTGCCATTTTTAGCTCAGGACAATCTCAATCTAGAAAGCTATTTACTTTAGTTCATGAAATTGTCCATTTGGGATTAGGTAGTAGTGTCTTTGATGGGCGATTACTAGAATCTGACAATAGTCTTGAAAAATATTGTGATCAAGTTACAGGGTATGTTTTAGCCCCAAAAAATATTGTGGCTGATTGCTTTAATGAAAATTTAACCATCGAAGAGAATGTTATTCTTATTCGAAAACAAACAAAAGCAAGCAAGGCAGCTATTGCCATTCAGTTAAAAATACTTGGATTAATAAATCAAGATCAGCTTGCTGATTATTTAGATTACATCAAACCCAAAGAAAATGGTGGGGGGTTCGGTTCTAAGAAGGAAAATATGGTCTTAAAGTATTTTGGCTACAACTTTGTTGAAAAAGTTATGAGTGCAATGTGGCAAGAGCGCATATCATCCAATACCGCCAAAAATATTCTTGGATTCCATAAGACATCAAAACCGTCAGCCTTTAAAGAATTGCAGCAAAAGGTTTTCTAATAATGATTAAAATTAGCTTAGATACAAATGCTGTATTAGACTTTTGTTACAGAAATTATCCAGAACAAATATTTAAGGAAATATGGAGTTCTTTAGAAAGCTCCAGACTAGCCAACCAAGTTAAGTTTTATATGTGTGAAGCTGTTTTGCATGAAATTGAACAAAAGATTACAGACTATGAGTATGATGAATCAATATTTCATGCCTTTCTTGATCGTTTCTGCGTTCATCAAATCAAGCCAAATGAACACGGAGCATCAATCCTTGGTTTAAAACAAGAGTTATTAAAATATAATGCATCAAAAAATTCACACCACGTAACAAAAGATAATTACGCTGATCTTGATGTTGTTAGTTTGGCTCATCATTATGGTTCAGATGCTTGTGTTATAACGTGCGAGCAAAGAAATCCTTTTTTAAACTGGGATGCTAAATCACAAGGCCACAACATGAAAGTTCCCAATATTTGTGAAAAACTAAATATTGAATGTGGTAACTGGTCTTATTTATTTTCAAAACTTGGATTTTTGTTTTAATTATTTTTATATTTCCCCATCTCAACCCACCCTGTGTGGGTTTTCTTTTGTCTATTAAAACACAAAAGTAAGATTTCTTAAATTAAAATAAGATTTCTTATTGACAATAAAACTAAGTTTTCTTATATTTATCTCATCGACAAACAAAAAAGCACACCGCCCTCCCCAGGTCCGATGTGCTTTTACTCAATGAGTGAGATAAGTATGAATCAAAGAATTGAAAAGTACAAGTTTAGCCAAGCCTTTCGGGATGGCTCGAAAGCATTCGTAGCTTTCTGGGTTATCACCTTCATTGCATTTGCTTTCTTAAAAGGCTGTGCCGACGAGCAATACGTCAACGAACTCAAAGCAAAACAGAACATGTATGTCCGCGTTCAGGTTGAGGGGGTGAAGTGATGTATTACAAAGTTACTAGCCGTGCATGCTTAGATGCATATAACAAACTAGCTTCTGACCGAAATGATCTTCGTGCGAAAGCTAAACAATTTGCAGATGAATTTGACGCTGACCCAATTGTTCTCCAGGACTCTGATTCTATCTGGTTCTGTGGTATTGCATTCCGCGATAACTCAAAAGTGAATCGTGATATTTGGACTAAGCCAGAGCGTCAATATGGATACTCATGGATTCGTACAAAGCCATTAAAGAAGGGATTGCAAGCTGAATTTGATGCCGCAAAAGCTAAATATGATGAACTTTTTAAAAAGTATTTTCCTGATGGGCATAGAGTCGATAAAAACACTTTTTATTCAACTCTTGGCTTGGATGGATCAAGTTTCTTTTTTAGCTCATTCAAATGTTTTGAGCATGAAGGTTCTTTCTATATCAACACAACCATTGATATGCAGAAAGGAATAGAGATTCTAGGTTCAGAATATTCAGCTGCTTACAGTGCGCATCAGAAAGCACAAGCCAAGGAGCACTCTCATGGATAACTACAAAATCAAAGTTAATGATGAAGCTGAGAGCAAAGAGGCTCAGGAGTTGTTTTTTGAGTTGGGTTACAGTTGGCTTGGTTGCGGAAAATACTATAACCGCATTGGCAACTATACGTTTATTACGGCCTACCCAGATGAAATGTTATTAAGAATGGGCTGGGGTGGAGATACTGATAAAGAACTCACCCTCCCTCAACTACGCGACCTTGTTGTTTTGAAGCGTAATGATGTGAAGGATGCGACTCATCGCGACAAGCGGGATGAATCAATCTATTTAACTAGCGACAAGGTTATTTATTACTGGCAGGGTGAATGGTGTAAATCAGCTATTAATAAATCAAATGACTATGAAAACTATATTGCGAATAGCCTGACGCCAATTGCAAAACCCCAAGCCCCAGCCTTGATTAGCGGTGCGGATGCTTTGCGAGCTTTGGCGGATGGTGAGGAAGTTTTATGGAGAACAAAAACCAATGCAGAAGTTAAAAGCTTTAGAAAGCAGACTCCTGATATTGATTTGGTTTTGAGTGGTGATTGCAATTATAGATTTTGGATCAAACCCCGCACCATAAAGCTTGAGATTGAGATTCCTGCGCCTTTTGAGCCGAAGGTGGGTGATATTTACTGGTTCCTCTCACCCTTCTATAGCACTGGATATGACCATTGCACTTTTGCAAATGACTCATCAGATAAACTGCATGTCCAATATGGCGCATATCGCTCAGAAGACGACGTTAAAAAGGCAGTTGAGCAACTCAGAAAGATACGAGGTACTAACTCATGAATATGTTAGCCAATATCTCGTTTGATGCTGCTAAATCAAAGCTTTTGAAGGACTTAAGCAAACATCCTGAGCTTCTAGCTGGCGCAGTTGAATATGCCTTCCAACGTGGCGACATCGACTCGAAAGAATACCATTTGTGGCGAAGCAAGATTGCAGAAATGGAGCGCCGACACACTGCAAACCTTTTAGCAACTATTAAAGCGTGAGGTGTGTATGGGCTTTTTCTTCAATGCAGAATTTCTTGAACAATTTGGTTGCTGTGTTGGTGAAGAAGATGAAGCAACTCACTACAGCACTTTTGGTGGCAGCGATTGGAAATTGAAAGCTAATAAAGACCAGATGTTCTACTGGGATGCCCTTTCAAAATCTTGGAAAAGATGGGCATTAACTTTAGAGCATTGCACACCGATCGGCGAGAAAGAACCAAATTACAAATGCGGACCAGTTAATCAAGTCGTAGTTAAGAAAGACGAAACGACCCGTGAATTGTCTCCGATTTATTCAAATTCGAAATATAAAGGTGATTAACGATGAATGCACAAGTTAATAATACGCTGGTCATTGAGGATTTGGTGGCTATTCAACATGAACTTAAAGCCCCTAAGGATAAATTCAACTCATTCGGGAAATACAATTACCGATCTTGTGAGTCAATCCTTGAGGCGGTAAAGCCTTTATTGCACAAATATAACTGTACTTTGGTTCTATCAGATCAGTCAAAAGAATTGTGCGGCATCCCTATCGTAACTGCTATTGCTAAGTTTATTGATAGCAAAGGCAAAGAAACTGTAGTTCAAGCAGAGGCAGGTGTTGAAGTTAATAAAAAAGGGATGGATGTTGCTCAAACATTTGGAGCGTCAAGTTCATATGCTAGAAAGTACGCTTTAAATGGATTGTTTCTTATTGATGACTCCAAGGATGCTGATTCTGATGAATACCAAAATCAGCAGGTTTCACAGCAAAACCAGTATCAAAACCAATTAAAAGCCGAGTTTCAAAAAGCGCTTAAAGATATTGAGAATGCAGAGAGTTATTCGATTCTAGTGTCAATCTGGAACAAATTTAAAGCTACAAATTATGCTGAACAAATTAAGAAATCAATTGGTGCTAAACGTGACAAAGAAGGATGGGCAGCATGACAGATTTGAATAAGGGAAGTGAAGTTAATCTACGCTTTGAGCAAGATGATGGTTTTGTTTGGGTGTTCGATGGTGATAGTCAATTTGGCACCGAAATAAGTCATTTAATGATGATGCATGCAGATGAATATAACGAAGATGAATTACGTGTTATTTGTAACCATGCGGCATGTGAAATTGGCAGACTTAGAGCAGAGCTAGAAAAAGCCAAAGCTCAGGCGGTGCCAGAGGGTTATGTTTTGGTGCCGAAAGTTGCAAATAAGAAAATGGTCAATGCTGGATATGAAGCACATGACGGATTCTATACAAATGGTCAGGTGCAAGATGTTTATCAAGCAATGATTAAAGCAATCGAATCGGGAGCTGAACAATGAGCATAACACTTAGCGGTCATCAACTAAAAAGCCTTCTCGAATTTGTAAATCCAGATGGTGAAAATGATTTAGATCAACTTGAAACTGAACTAACTATTAAATTTTTTGAAGATGGGCACAGTGGCAAAGGCTATTACTTTTGGATGACCGAATATCCAGAGGAAGGTGCAATGAAGCTGGATATTGAATCGGGAGCTGAGGGATGAGTGAAGAATACCTAAAAGAGAGACTTTACTGGGCTTTGCGTTCGAGCAAGACAAAGAAAAAACAACTCAATTGGCACCATGCCATGTATATGGCTTGTACAGGTGCCTCACATGGATATCAGCTTTGTGTTGATCTTGGAGTAGATCCAGAAGGTACAGATTTTGTTAAAGCGGAAAGTAAGGAGGGGTAAATGGAAATTGATCGTCGTGTACGTGCTAAAGAGTTTATGATGCTAATGTCTATTGGCCGCACTAAATTCTATCGCATGATTAAGAATGGTGAAATTCCTCAACCTATCAAGGTAAGTGACAAAGAGGTATTTTGGCACGAATCAAGTGTTAAGAAAGTTGTCGAAAAACACAAAGATAATTCTGATATGATAGCCTGCTAATTGCAGGCTTTCTTTTAAGTCGAGTGTGTTTAAAAACGGGTAATTAAACGGGTAACACTCTAGCCATTTAGAATTTAATTGATCATTTTCAAAAGGTTAAGATGAACAAGATAGTTGTAAAGAATAATAAGTGTCGATGTTTATTTTAATTCTCTATAGTTCCTTTTTTAAAGCTAAGTTTTTGAATTATATAAGTTGCTGTTCTTATTAGTTCCTTATAGTTTGTTTACATCCTCCAAAAAAACGGGTAATAATGCGGGTAACAAACTACTTACCCTTACCTCATGGCCTCTGTAAAACTTTCCGACCTAAAGATTAAAGCACTAAAACCCAAAGAAAAAGTCTACAGAATATTGGATGCAGATAGACTTTACATAGAAGTTCGTCCTTCAGGAGCTAAAGTTTGGCGGTTTAAGTTTGTTTTTAATGGTAAAGAATCTTCTATGAGTCTTGGCGAATACCCGGCTATTACTTTGGCAGACGCTAGAATCTTAAAGGATGAAATGCGAGCAAAATTAGCCAAAGGCATACACCCAGTAGAAGATAGACAAAATAATAAGGCCAAGGCATTAGAAGAAGGAAAAAATACATTCAACGCTATTGCAGCCGAATTTAAAGAAAAACGTATGACGTTGAAGTCTGAAATTTATCAAGAGAAGTTCGATACTGCTTTAGAAAAAGATATATGCCCAGTTATTGGCAAAAAAAATATTAAAGATGTGACTGCGGCTGACGTATTGAAGATTTTAAATAATACGATTAATCGTGTTACTAAAGAAACCAATGGAAAAATGACGGGTGAATCTGCTGCTTTACAAAATCGAAGATTCATTGGTGCTGTAACTCGTTATGCAATTGCTACTTTAAGGCTTGAGAACGACCCTACTTATGCTGTACGTGATGTGATCAAGCGCCCTCGTGTAAAACATGCAAGAGCCTTAACTAAAGAAGAAAGAAAAAAGGCAAGAACTCAATTGCCTAAATACAATGGAACAGAGACTGTTAAGAATGCTGGCTTCATTCTCTTATATACAATGCTTCGGGCAATTGAAATTAGAAAGATGCAATGGAAATGGGTCGAGTTTGATACACGACTTATTAGATTTCCAGAAGAGGCAATGAAAAAATCCAGAATCCATATTCTCCCTATATCTGACCAAGTATATGAAGTACTTAAGCGTCAATATACAATCTCTGGTGATAGCGAATTAGTTTTCCCTGCTATTTTCAGTAAGAAAAATGATGGCATGTTAGCTAAAGAAACGCTTAACAGTATGCTTGAATATATTGGCTTAAAAGGCGTTACCACTCATGATTTTAGAGCTACAGCTTCTACCCTACTATATGAAAAGGGCTATGAGGAAGCTTGGGTAGAAAAACAGCTTGCTCATGCTGAATCTAACAAGACAAAAGCATCGTACGACCATTCGCAGCACTTAGAGGCTAGACGAAAAATGATGCAAGACTGGGCTGATATTGTGGATAGCTGGAAAGACTAAAAACTTTGCTTCTTATCAAAGGTCCATCTTTTGCCATTGTAAGTCACAGTGCCATCTAAATTAATGGTCAACTCTTTTAATGAGTAGTCATAGATTTTAAGAACATTCCCGTTCTTATCTAAATCAGCGGGTAGATTGCAAGTATTCTCCATCCTGCCCGCTTCCGAAACCATGATCATGACTTGCGACATCACAAAGCCCTTACACAAATCGAGACATTCACATTACTATTTATAGTGTGAGCTGTGCAACCTGAGAAGATTAAGCACAGCAATGTGATGATCGATGCAACTTTGGTACGCTTGCACATATAAGTTACTTCTTTAAAAAGAGTGCTCGTTCAGCTTCTCGGCGACGAACTAGGCCCTTCATAACTTTGCCACCTGCTTTGTTCCATACAAGGAATTGGTCAGCAGCGCCTTGATAGTCACTTTTATTAAGCTTCTTCAATAAAGTTGAATTCTTTAAAGCACCTGCGCCAATGTTGTAAGTCAGCGATACTAATGCATCAAACTGATTTTGAGTTAAAGGTACAGTTACCGATTCATTTACAGTCTTTTCAAATTTGGCTAAGTCGTGCTTAAAGTAAACTTTTGCTTGTTCAGGTGTACAAGTATCACCTTGTTTTACCTTCACACCATTTGGATAAACTGTAGTTCCAATGCCAATGGTCCAGACTCCTACACCATCATCGTAAGCATTGAATCGCGTGCCTTCAAATCCTGAGATTAGATCTACACCAACATCACTTGTAGTCTTTCCACCTGGTGCAAGTTTTTCGACCACTTTATTTAGATCGTCTACTTGCGCCTGTGTAAGCTTGCCGCCTGCAATAACTCGTGCAGCATCAAAGAAGTTTTTAACTGTCATGGCTCACCGCCTGTAATATCATTCTTGGCTTTCTTAATTTCTTTAATTACTTCGACAATCGTCTTGCCTTCCTGTTTATCTATAAAATTAAAAACCCACCTGATCAAAGCCCAGCCCGGCAAGCCACAGACAAAGAAAAGCCCACCTATTGCAAACCATCCCCATGTGTCAGTTGCCCATGCATGAAGTGTGAATTTCATGATGATCAACGATCCACCAGCCAAACTTGATACAACTGTACAAATCAAGCCAACCGCCCATTCTTGAGGCGAACGTGGCATACGAGTCATCAATACAACTGCCGCAACCAAAGCAACAGCTAATGTCACCATGATTGCTACTCCATAAAATTTTAAAATTGCAGCAAAGCCGCTTGTGGAAACTGGTTCCATAATTACCCCTAATTTTTCGGCAATAAAAAAGCACCCAATTTAGGGTGCTATCTAAGAAATTTCTAAATTAAAAATTTACTGCTTCAATTTCTTCATATGTCAAAGCAGTTTCAATTTTCTGTCGTGCAATACGCCCTCTTTCATGAACGCCTGCAATATGTGCCTGCAAAGCAGCGTAAAGCTCTTTAAGCTGCTGCGCTGTCAATTCAACTGTTGAGTTATCTGCAAGTGTCCATGTTTGATCTACCTCCGCAGCAGCCGCACCCATGATACGACCTTGTGACACTTGATCAGAATCGTAAATATTACCATCAAACTCAAAACCACCAAACTCAAGCTGATTGCGCTGTGATTTAAGCTCAGCCCATTTCTGAGCTTTGATTTCATCAATGGAGCGTGGGTCAATCCATTGTTTTGTGGTGTAGTCGAATGTGTGGTGTGGGGATGGTTGAGCGGGCATTTCTAGCCACCCATCCTGATAAAACATATTTGATTTTGGTGGGTCATCAACCGCAAACCCATCCTTCGGGGTGTTTAAAACAACCGTTTCTTCATCTGCATAAATCAACTGTAGCAATTCGCCCCTTCTTGAGATAATTGCTGTCATTTTTTAAGCTCCAAGACTGATAATGTTGCTGTTAAGATGGATGCATTGCCTGCGCTCCAAGGTCGAATCGCGAGTCCAGCGTCTGATATTGTAGTTGACCAACCAACCCTAATTGAATACTGAACATTTCCAGTATATGCATCATCAATAATTGTAGGTAATTGAACAGCACCATTAAATATTGCAACATCATTTGTAATTTCACTTGAAGATGCAATACGACCTATAAAAATTGGTGATCCATTCCTGTATAAAACAACACCGCAATACATAGTTTTTGGGGCATTGCTCACTGTAGTTCCATTAGACCTCCATGCAGATGCGCACACATTGTCAACATACACATAGCCACTGATTTGGCATTTACCTCCACTTCTGTTCAAAGACAAAGATATAATGTCTCCAAAATAGTTTGATGTATCCAGTATTACAGCATCACCGCCACTAAATACTGTTGGATTTCTTTGATTACTCCTCAATATAGGTGCTGCAAGCTTTATCCCTACAGGAACCGTGACCGCATTGTCTTTAATCTTCAGCGTATCAACTTGCAAATCACCAATCTTTGCAGTAGTCACCGCCAAATCATCAATCTGCGCAGACTTCACAGCCAATTGCTTAATATGAGCCGTATCTATAGATGCATAATCCATAAACGCAGTTTTCAAGTAAGCACCGACAGGAAACACCGTGCCTGTGTTTGGGTCTGTATAAGGTGTACTGCGGAAAATGAATGGGTAATAACCATCGCTACCACCTGAGCCGATTGCGAAAGAATCAAAATTCACAATGAAGTTTGACTCTTTGCCTGTGTTAGCACCACCCCAGCCTGCCACCTTGCCGTTTACGTCGAGCTTGATGTACTTTTGCGCATACAAGCCGTTTACTGATTCGCTCACCTCCTGAATTGATGCGGTGTTTTGACCTACGGTTGTTTGCAAGGTTGTTGTTGCTTGCACGTTTGCAGAAACAGCATCAGCATTCGCTTTGATTTGTTGCTTGTATAAAGCATCGTTTTCTTTAATCGTTGCAACAACTTGATCTGTACGTTTAGATTGAGCCAAATCGCCTTCAATACGTGCAGATTGCTCCGACCATACGCCTGCATAACCTCCCTCATTACCAATTAACTCGGATTCCGAGCCGATTAAAGGCGGGTTAAGCTGTGCATATACGCCGTCAATTCTCGTAGTCTGAGCAATAATCTTATTATCAACATCTTTGATATCTGATTTAACTTGATCAAGTGCACCAGTTGATGCTTTATCATCAAGCTCAAGATTAATGGAATCAATCGCTTCGGCATTTGCCGATGATTGCTCAACTGCTACCTGTGCAGATTGGCGTACAGTTGCAAGAGCACTATCATTACTTGCGATATACGTATCAATCTTTTGAACTGTTACTTTATCGCCTTCAATTCGCGCTTCAACTTCTTGCCGTGCGTAAGCACGTAAATCATTAACTTCAACAACTGTCGTATCAATACGCTTACTAAGTGCTAAATCCCCTTCGATCATTGCCGATTGAACAGACCATGTGCCAGCGAAGCCCTGATCATTACCGATCAAATCAGACTCAGATCCAATCAAAGGTGGATTTAACTGTGCATATACACCGTCCGTTTTTTCTGCTACAAGTGAAAGATCATTCGCAACAACTTGAATGTCTTGCTGAACTGCTGCAATACCATCTTCACTTGACTGTTTAACAGTATTTACAACTTCAAGAACACCTTCATCACCATCAATAATTTGCTGTGATAAACCATCTTTGGCTTGCTGAATAGCGTTTTGTCGATCAATGACTTCTTGTGCAATCCGATCTTTCGTATTTTGAATATCTTGCTTAATTGGTCCAATTTCAGCATCAATAGTCTCAATATGATCAATCTTGGTTTTAAGATCCTGACTAAGTTGTGTTTCACTTATTTGATTGTTCAAGAGCTCAAGAACATCTGTTGCATCGGCAGAAGTTGTCGCATGAGTCCAGTCCGACCATGATCCAATGTTTCCAATCCTATCGATCAAGCGGCCACGATAAAATTGAGTCAGATTTGGCTGCAAGCCTTGAATCGTATGTGTGGTAGTTGGATAAGCGAATAAGCCCAATTGAGTAATGTTGCTGGTACCATCCGGTGAAACCTGAATCTCGGTATAAGCTGTATCTAGAGCACCAGTTGCAGGGAAACCCCAATTCAGTTGAATGCCAAATAAGATTCCTGTCGCTTGGATAAATGCCAATTTTGGAGGTAAACCCTGCTTACCAGAGAGTTCAGTCAAAGTTGAATAAACTGGTAAAGAAGCGATCTCAAATGCAGAAATCGCTGTTACACGTGCTTGATACTGCCCTGCATAAATGCCTGGTACTTCGACTGAGTTGTTGCCAGTAATTGGCAGCTTAATCCAACTACCATCATCTTTACGCCACTCAACCTGATACTTAACTGCACCTTTTGCTTGCGCCCAGGACACAATCATTGTTGCTACGTTAATTCCCTGGTCTACTCTGCTTTCACTTGTAATCGTTAAATCAGAAACAGGGTCTTGTAGTGACGGGTTCACAATCGAAATCGGAACCTCATCAAAATAAGCACCTTTATCGATCGCATCAAATTTGGCTGGGTTATATTGAAGTGCAGTCACTGAAAATTGATGACTTTCGTCTTGAGTAATCGAGATCACTCGAAACTTCATTGTTGCTAAATCTTGGGCATCCATTACCCACACATTTTGAGTAGCAATAGCGTCAAACTCATGAGTAACAGTAACAACTCGACCAGAGATAGATTGAACAATACGCGCTTGAGCCTTTCCATCCTCGCCATTAATAATCAGCCTGTCACCGGCAACTGCGACCACATCATCACGGTCAAGCGTAATGCTTTTACGATCTGCTGAAATAGCTGATACACGACCACCATTTGCACGACCTGCAAATAAAGGATCTGCAATATCAATAACTCTTCCCGGTTGCGGAATATGGCCATCCAGACCAACTTTAAAACTAACGGTCCGAGTTTCTAATTGCTCAGATTTTAAAGCCCACCAGCCTGCTCTCTGCGCTTGTCCTCGCGAAGTGCATCCCCAAGCATCAATTTCCAAAATACGAACTTGGCCCGCTTCAGCAATTGCTTTCTCATCGCGAACAAACTCATATTCAGTTTTATAGTGATTAGCCGGGTTATCCCACGCAACTTTTACAACATTGTGGCGATCACGTGCACGAGTTCCCGCGTACTCAAAATTGCCATCAATGACATTGGCACGTGTATAAGTGAAATATGTATCTTGGGGAATATCCGCATCGCAAATAATGCTATTACCATCCCAAAATGTGATGGCACGGAATACACCTGCTAACTTAGTTAAAATTTCAAAGGCACCTTCGGCACTCTGAAGATAAACGTTACAAGTAAAGCGTGGTTCTTCTCCACCCAAGCCATCTGGTACCAGCTCATCACAATATTGAGCTAAGCGATATAAAGACCACTTATCAACCATTAGCGGGGTTAAGCGGTCACCCAAAGCATAACGGTCTACTGTGCATATATCGTAATAGATCCATGCCGGGTTATTAGAATAGGCTTCTTTGAAAGTACCGTCCCACATCCCGACATATTGTCGTGTAGATGGATTGTAGTTAGTAGGAACCTTTAGAATTCTTCCCTTTGTATCTGCAGCAACTTTAGCAACGTTTCCAAAAGTCTCAGCATCGTATTGAAGGCCCAATAATGCTGTATTTGGGTAACGTAATTTCGCATCAATGACTTCAGTCACTGCTTCAATATACATCTTGTCACTGACATACTCTGAAGTTGAGTTCGGAGTAAGTCTGCGAACTCGAATTAGCCAACCCGAGTCAGCTCGAGGTAAATCAATGCGGTGTGCTCGCTCGTAATTTGCAGAGGTTTTATCTGAAATCTTGGTTTTTAGTACTTCAGTCCAGACACCTCCATCTGTCTGTAAATCGATTGCGTATTCGATCGTTACGCCTGATACATCACCATTTGTAGCATTCTGAGTACGCAAAGGACCCCACTTTAAGCGCAGACGAACTGCGTCAAGATCAAGATTACTAAAAGCGCGGACCCATGGCGTTTCAGACTTTAACTCCACATCGATGGCAGTTTCACTTTCTACTGCAGGAAAACCCTCAATGTATTCCTGATCATTAGTACCATTTCTAAAATCAACTTTTACATTTTCAAAGTTAAGGCTTCCATCTGCATTCTGAAGTGGAGTTTCTTCTAAATAAATTGACTGAAGCCCATTAGCTAAACCTTCAATCTCGCCTTCAGCTAAACCATATAGAACCTTGATAAAGGTTTTCGATTGAGCAGAATCTGGTGAAATGACAGGTTGCCGTTGTTTTTTACTGCCTTTTTTTGCGCCTACTACTGCATTCATAAGAAATCTCACGCAATAAAAAAGGCGCTAGAAAGCGCCTGTTAAATAATTAAAATTTACATCTGATCTTCAGGATATTGACCAGCACTGATAATGAAGCCGCCGATTTCCCGTTGACCATAAAGAATTGGAACAGGATTACCTTGTGCAACTGTGGTAACTGCACCGCCAAAGCCTTTATTCGCTCTGTTTCCATCTTGGTTTTGATCTTGAGTCGTATCAACCTTTGGCATAAGCATCATGGCCACCCCACCAAGCATCATTCCAATACCTGAGCCAATCAATGCAGCACCGAGTGGTGCTCCACCGCCCAATGTGCCTACAGTTACTAAAACCCCCACCACGACCATCACAGCACCCAATACAGTCTGTAATATTCCATTACCGCCTGCACCAACTACACGTGGAACAATATGAATAATCTCAGCTTCAGTATTCATATCAAGCTGTTCTTCACCGATATTGTCACCAGTGATTAGGCGCTTAGTTTCATGATCGTAAATGGCTGGGCGTTTCTTGCCTCGTTTATTACTTGAGTTCTTTCTTTTTAAAAACACGGCAAAGCGTAGGCCCTGCTCATGTGCATGCAACATAAAATGCTCAAAGCCAGCGATCTGAACAGATAACGCACGCATGGCTTCACGTGTATTTGCGACATCAAGCTTAAATTCACGACCGAATTTTTGCCCCAAGATGCCGTACAACTTAATTGTTTTTAACATCTCTATGCCTCAAGATTTTTACCGTGCGATCTTTCCACTGTTGGCCATAAATTTCGCGTACTGACTTTCTGTTATACGGATGATGCAGAATTAAGCTTGAACCTATGCATTGCTCAGTTTGCTCCGATTTAAGCTGTCCATTATCACCCAGCCAAACAACCGCATGATTAGGATGCTCGGTACGTCCAACCCGACAAACCAACATATCGCCATATTCTGGTTTATCAACTTCAAAGAAACCTGCTTTTTTGTAATTTTCAAGGTAAAGTGATGGATGATCTTTGTCTTCCCACCAGCCATCTTTTCGTTCAAAGTCTGGCAATTTAATACCAAGTTCGCGGTCATAAAAATCACGAACCAATGCATAACAGTCCTGATAAAGATGAATATAATTACGCCCCACTAAGGGGGCGCGATAACCACAAGGCTCGTAGACTTGAAAATCAAGATCCGGATAGGAACAAATTACCCAAGGCTTTTGATGTAACTCAATCTGAATTAAGTCTAGTTCCGAAGCTCTTGTTGTTCCATCAGGATGAGAGTGCACATAAGCTAATATCTCGCCCTGGTCTTCTGCTATAGCTAAATCTTCTGGATGGATTTCGAATTGATCAGAGTTTTTAGAAATATTGCGACAATGAATATATTCTTTACCAACTATCACGCCGCAACATTCTTGTGGATAGCATTCATCCGCATGGGCCATGATTGCTTTTTTAAGTTTTGCTGTAAGCTTCATTTAGAAAAACCCCTTACAGTTTCCACATTTTGTGCACTTCCGCTGCTCTTGAGTTGGATAAGTAAGATATACTTGACCAGTTGGTTCAAAAATCCCGCCACAAGGGCAGCTAAATTTAATTAAATAAGCTTTTTTCTCTTTAATCTTTCTTAACCTTAGAATGACAAAGTGAACCGCATAGCTTAGAAAATGAATGATTAGCGCCCCTACCATCCCATAAATTATTCCAAGTAAGATATTCATAAAACCTCACAATAAACTTGAAGCTGGAAAACCACCGAAAGGCAAAGGTTTATTGTCTCCGTGACGCAATCGGCAGTCTCTTAAATGACCTCCACAATTATCTTGTGCCGGGTCATCTGTGGGTTCCCTTTTTTCTGTAAACATTGCTGTACCCGTATAACCACATTCTTCGCCCCGATACTTCCCGACCATGCACCAATGACAAAGTGAAGTAATTTGTCGAACTGGGATTTTTAAACCCTCAAAATCGATTGGATTGGACAGCTCGAAAGTCACTTGTTGTGCATTTTCAGATGTCTTTTGCTCGATGTACCAGATTTGCTCTTTTGATTCATTCGATGCAGTTGGATTACCTGCTGTGAAGTTTTCAGCATCTAAGTATTTAGCAAGAGTGGTAATAACTTTAAGTTTTGCACCAGCAAAGTCTTTAAACTGCAAACAGTAAGCAGACAGAGCATTTTGAATGCCGTTGATATTGTTGGCCATGCTTAAAGTTGGTGCTGAAGCTTTACCATCACTACGCATTTCAAGACCAGATACTTCCATGGCCATCGGCTCAAAAACTTGACCTTGCCAGATAATATTGCGGTTCCATACTTTCTGATCACCGGTGTCAAAAATCTTTCCAATGCTTCCAGAGTCTGCCCCGATCAATCCTTCAGATCCGATCGATGAGTAAATTTTCTCCCAGTCTTGAAAAGAAATATGCCCGTGAAAACGCAAGATGCCAGCACCTAAGTTGCTGGCATCTAGTTCATACAAATGGATTAATCCATCCACATATAGTTTCTGAAAATCACTATTCAGACTCATGGGTTACCTCATCAAAAATTGGATTTCCATCCTTATCAAGAACTGGCACATCATCAAAAACAGGATTTCCTTCACTATCTACTGCTTGCACCCATTCGAATACTGGTTCACCATTTTCATTAATGACTGGTTGATTTGATAGGATGGGTGTGCCGTTTTGATCAGTTTGAATGTGGGTTACTGGCTTTTTATAGTTCTTGCCATCCACAATTACAGCTTTTCCTTCATCATCAAATAAATCTTCATATTTAGTGATGTAAGTCAATTGCGGTGCATATTTTACTTGCTGGACCATACGCGGTTGTTTTTCAGTACGTGGAATTTTTCTGACGATTGTCTTCTTGATACTGTTTAAACGAATATCAATCCAGCGCGGCTCACCATTTGCATTGTTCGGAATATCGATTGGTGCATCAAGATTCGCAACAATATCGCCTTCATCATTTAGCTTTTTCTTGAATGTCTTAATTTCAAGATCACCATTTTCTAAAGTTTGATATTCTACCGCACAGATTTTATTGCCGTGAGTGTCGGTAGGAATTTCAATCCACCAACCTTCTTTAGCAAAACCAGATGATCCTTTAACAAGATAATGACCAATACCCGACTTCTCAAAAGCAAGAGGCTGTTCTGCGGCTTCATCGTTAGGTTCAATTTTATCTGCAAACAATTTAACAACTGGAGACGCATTTTTTAAAAATCCATTGGCATCTACTGTTGTATTTGAAGAAGTTCTGAAGAAATATTTTGCAGTAAAATCAGATGATCCGTCCGTCCAACCTGCCGCTTTGACATCTCCGCCAAATGGTCCAAAAGAAACAGCAACGTTTGTATCTTGTGTCTTCAAATAAAGAGTAGGCGCATAAAGTTGGAATACACCGCCACTATCTGCCCGAAAAATTCTAGATTGGTTTTGGACAATATTTTTTACATCACTTAAAGTGTTTACATTTAAATGTGATGTACCCATGTAACCAAAACCAAAAGCACCAACTTCCATTAGATTGCCGGCTTGAGTCCCAACCAAACGGCTTGCTGCATGGGTATTATTTGTAAAGTTTTCATTTACTTTTGCGCCGGTAGAGCGGAATGTATCGCCACCTGCACCAGTCGGTGCCGTACCTAGATTTACTGTTTGAATCGTCATTTTCTTACTCGCATAAAAAAAGCCCCTAAAAAGGGGCATCAAAGGGGTTTAAATTAAGGGTAAAAAACTTGGGTGAATGTCGTTGAGATTTGCCATACATCACCGCCTAAACAACGGGGCTGATACTCACCTGTTTTTACTCGAACCTCACCATCTAAAGGTGAATCCCAAAGGAAGGAATCCGCACCCTTATGATCATCAAAGAATGCTTTGATTTGCATAATTTCGGCTTTATAAGCCGTTCTTTGATAAGTCCATTCACCAGATCGGTTATTGATACCTACAGCAATGTTTTGTTCATAACCGTCACCAAATTTGCTTGATAACGTATTAAAGCGCTGAGTATTACTATTGCCATCTAAGTCGCATTCGAAAGTGAATTTAAGGTTGCTCATAAATTGAATCCATAAAAAAACCGACCTCTAAATGGGTCGGTTTAAATATTTAGTTTCATTACATTTTCCAAAGATATGTACAGATAATCAAAGTGATAAGGATCGCAACAAAGCGCCATGCTTTCATTTCATTCATTTCCTTTAGACACCAGTTAATTAATTTGATAAAATCTTCCATATAGATTGTTTTTCACCTTAATTTTGACGAGTTAGGTTGATTAAAAAACCCCAGCGCTACCAACACTGGGGTTTTTGCTTTTTAGGATTTTAAATCCTTCAATTTTTTAGTTCATCCTGCGGTTTTTCCGCATTCAAAAATAGAAAAAGCCCGCTGTAAGCGAGCTTTAAATAGTCAAATTTAAAATACTACCAGATTAATAAAACCATCCTGTAATTAACGCAGAAGGGAAAAATTATTCTGGTTCAGTAATATCACTTAAATGAGCATCAAAAGTTCCAGTAACTAGATTTTGTTCTCTATCACTTGAAAATTCTCGGTTAAGTAATAGATGATCTCTAACTTTATTCGTATGTTGAACATAGTCAGCATGATCAATTACGCCCTTATCAACTAGATACATCACCAATGAGCCAATTAAAAGTCTGTTACTAGCCCAAGCTTCCATTGATAACTCTGTTGATTGTTCTGCCAACTTTTCTAGCATTTTATCCATAATTTATCTCTTACCTCATTTTTGTAAATTCGCCACCTTGACGAGCAGCCATTCTGAAGCGATTCTCCACTTCAGAACGCGCCACTTCTTTAACCATCTTACCAATTGTCACCATTAAATCACCATCCGAATTTGTCGAGGTTTCAACCTTTTCATTGCTGTAATTGTTAATAATTACATTAGGTTGAGATTTCTCAATTCTTCCAGAATTAATCGCATCAAATTGTCGTGCCTCCCGTCGGGCTGCTATAGCTTCACTAGTATTATTAGAAACATATCCTCCATTTGCATAACCACTTGGTTTACTTTGACGCATGCTTTCAACAACGCTAACACCACCCCAGCGTTTAATATCATCTTGCGACCAAACAACCTCACCTTTATGCACAATCCCTGCTGGAGTGTGTTTTAGGCCGTTACCTGTATAACCACCGTCTGAGAAACCAGCGATAGTTTGCGCTGCAATTAGGCCGACATTAGCCATACCAAGCCCGAGAGCAATAGGAGCCATAGTCATATTTAATGGATAAGGCGCATTAGCTAATACATTACTGTAGGCTTGATATGCTTGAATCGTTGCAGTCCCCATTGCCATGGCTTGCTGCACCAAAAACATTGCCTTATAAGCAGCGGATTGTTCACCAGCAGACTCTTTTACCATTGCTGTCATATTTCCCCATACGCTTGACGCTTGGGATAATAATTGCCCATAAATTTCTATTTCTGTCTGCCGAGATGACTTCTGAAGCTCTTGTTCCATCAAAGTGTATTTTTCATTAATAGCAAACTTTTGCTGACGGAAAAGTTCTTCAGCCTCTAATAAAGCTTGGAATCGCTTTTCTTCATCAACAATTGTTTTATCTTCTGAAACTGCTTTAACATTTGAGGAATATGTATCATTAGCATTCTGCATTTCATCACTATATTGATTCTGTAGATTCCATGAATCATATTGCGAAGAAGTTAGGTTCTTTTTAGCTAGTAAATTAATAACATCTGATTGTGGTATTGAGGCTTGCTCATACATTGTTTTTCGATACTCCTCCAATTTTTGCTTTTGGAGTTTTCTGTACTCAGAAATTTCATAATCAAACATTGTATTAACAGCTTTGATTCGAATTTCTTTTTCAGTTTCAGAGTAATCAGTTGATGCTTTGATTTGCAGTAATTTAATCTGCTTTTGTTTTTCCAGCTTTTGAACTTCATTTAAACGGAACTCGTTTAATTCAAATTCAAGTTGTTCAGTGTTTAACTCCTTTTGAGCATTGAAACGTGCTGTCTCTTTATCAGTGAGCTGCTTTAACTCTGCATCTTTAAAATGCAATTTTAACTCACCAATTCTTTTTAAATATTCTTTCTCAGCAAGCGTATCTTTATCTCGATACTGATCACGTAACTTTTCGGTCTCCTCTTGAGTTTTCAGAAATTGATTAAGGTATGAATCGAAATCTTTTTCAGAGACTCCCTTCATATCAAAACCATTATATCCAGCAACATATCCTTTTACGTTTTTAACGTACTGCCTATTAACTGGACCAATATTGGTACCTTTTTCTACGTTACCTTCTCCAGCATGATAGGCAGAAATTGCTTGATCCCAATTACCGAACTTTTTAAACAAAAAGTTTAGATATTTCGCAGCTGCTTCTGCAGCTTTACCAGTATCAAAAACTTCTTTACCAACCAACCCCCAGCGCTTGGCAGTATCATCCAGCATCTGGAAACCACCTTTGGCTTTCCCGTATTTAGTATGCGGACCAATAGCGTTTGCATCACCTTTGCTTTCTTGCATGTTGATTGCTGATAGTAAGCCTGGCAATAACTCATATTTAGACTCTAGATCTGAAAATCCGAATTTTGAAGCATTGGCTAGGACTTTCGCATTTACACTTAGTACTTTTTGCTGATTTTTTAGCTCCTTGTTTTGCTCACGTATAGAATCAGTTCTAGCATCGGTCATAGCTTTGATTGATTCTTCAGATTTCCAAGTATCCGTTAATGATTTTAGAGCCTCTCGGTCTGCTGACTTAAGACCCTTAGCTAAAGAATCTTTATAAAGCTTCAGTAAATCATTAGCTTGAGACTCAGAAAAACCTTTTTTCATAACTATCTCGACAAATTGAGAATCCCACAATTTATCTTGATACATTTTCTGTAAGGACTTTTGTGCCTCATCTGCTGCTTGCTTGGTGTTTTGTATTGCATCAGCATGTTTTTGCTGTTCAATAGCAGCATTCTGGGCTTTATTTCCAGCTACGAATACTTCAATACCAAATAGCTTAATAGCTGTTTTTGTCTTATCAGCTTTGTCATATGCATCCTTGTATTTTTCAATTTGTTCCTCAAGCGCTTGTCTTAAACTAGGCGGTAATTTCACTTTTGCTAGTTGTTGCAAAGCTTCTTGATAACTAATGGTTCCTAAGCGAGCTTCATTTGAAATCCGAGCTACTTCAGCATTTCCTTGTGCATAATTCTGGATATCAATTAACGCAGCACCTACTCGATATTCCATTTTTGTAAGCTCATTATTTTGAGCCTTGAATGCAGTAGTTAAGTCATTAATTGCATCTGTTTTGGCTTGACCTTTTAAATTTTTTAATTCCGTTGCAGATCGATTAGCAACCTTAGCTTGCTCCTCAAGCTTCTTATTAGCTTCCTCTGCCTTGTCCTTAAAATAAGTGTATGTGGCAGCAAGTGCTGAAACTCCCAAAGCGAGTGCACCAATAGGTCCACCTACCAGCCCTAAAGCTCATTTTCCAAGTCGCCCTAATGTTGTTAATGCTGTCACTTTTGTAGCATTGGCCTTAGTTTGTGCAGCTGCTAATGCTGTTTCTGCAGCAGCTAATTCTCGCGTTACCTGAGCCTCAATTTTCTTTAATTCGGCCATACGCGTAATTGATTGTGTGCGACCGACCGCATTCATTTGAGCTTTTAGTCTTTCAACTTCTAATGCTTTTTCACTGGCTAGAACCTGCAATGTTGCTTGTGAATTTGCTATTTGCGCCTGTGCTGTTTTTACAGCAGCGGCTGCTTCAGCTGCGTCTGCAATAACCTTTTCTTTGCTTGCTTTTACATTTGCGGCAGTTGCTGCAACATCGGCATATACCGCAACGGTTTTAGTAGCGATTGCCTTAGTTACAAGTCCAATCCCTAACACCAGTGCTCCATCAGAAATCAACTTTAAATTTGATGCAAGAAGCTGAATCGAATCAGCAAGCACATGAGCCGCACCGCTTCCCTTTCCTGACTCGCCGACAAATTTTGTGATCTCGTTATTTAAAAGAGTGAGTGATTGACCGATAGTGATATCTGTTTTTGCAAAAAGAGCATCAACGTCATCTTGAACATTTTTAAGGGCCTTAACGATTTCTTTTGAAGTAATCTTCCCTTCAGCAGCAACTGAACGAAGTTGACCTACAGTAATGCCCATCCCTTGTGCGATCGCTTTTGCAAGTGCTGGTGTTTGCTCCATTACTGAGTTAAGCTCTTCACCTCGCAATGTTCCGCTTGCCAAAGCCTGCCCAAATTGCACCAATGCAGCATCTGCTGCTTGAGCACTAGCTCCACTAATTGCAACAGCTTTCGATACTGTTTCAGTTAGACGAGCTGTTTCATCCATATTTAAATTGAGCGTTTTCGCATTATCACTAAATCGCTGGTAAACCTGTAATACAGAATTCCATGTCGAATAGGTTTTTTGAGCAATCCGGAAGGTATCTTCTGTTGCCTTGTTTAACTCAACTTGGTTGTTAGTTACTAATTTGAGACGGTTTTGAAGACCAGTGTAAGTGTCCATCTTAGAAATGGCGGCACTTACAGTAACCAATCCAGCCATGTATCCAGCAAGTTGACGTGTAGCTACAGATAGCCCATCCATCGACTTAGTGGCAAAGTCACCTTTACGCTCAATGCTATCTAATTCATTGCCTAGATTACGTGCATTACGCTCTGCATTTTTAGCATCAATTACAATGACTAAACGGGATTCTTGTGCCATCTTTACTTTCCTCTAGACAATAAAAAACCCGCTTTTGCGGGTTCTTTTACTTGAAAAATTACTTTTCCGGATCAGGATGATATTGACCATCACTTCCCAAAAATAAGACTTTATTTGCAAATCCAACAACATCAGCCCCATAAGAATTTTGAGCTGTATATTCAATACCAATTTTAAGTAGCGGCCCTTCTTGCTTCACAATTGCGCTTCTTGGTTTAAATGAATAGGGGTTTTTTAAACCAATCTTTTCTAAAACTGACACAAAATATAAGTTCTGAGAAATACCCTTTTTAGAAAGGGGCAAATTAATATTAGGATCTAATACTGTTATTACACTTATGTTAGTTTGTTTCCCTTCTCCATCCTTAAGTTGAGCAATGTACTTTGTATCTTTATGAATCAAATCCTTTAAATTCTTTTTTTTTAGGTTTTCATTTGCCAACTTATAAAGTTTTTTGTTTTCTTCTATTCTTTTTTCAATGATTTCAGAAAACTTTTTTTCAACTTTTATTGTTTGATAATTCTCATTGAAGTTTGTGAATGCTAAAGATGATGATAGATCTATTTTTTTAAACTGCTCATTGGAACCAAACGATGATTTTAAAGCGGAGGTTAATCTAGACGTCTTATCACCAATTATGTAGCTCTTAGATTCTTCATCTATTAAAACCACAAGTATCTCTTTATTTTTTGAATCAAATGCAACGAAACTTTTTAAATGCTGCCCAACAAATTTATTTTTATTTTGACGAAATTCGGCTGTTAATACTCCATTTATAAGATTATTTTCACCAATACAGCCATCCTCATCAAAATCTGTAGATCTCATTGCTCCAAACTTCATTAATTTTGAATCAAATGCTTCTTTGAAATTCGCATCATAGGCAAGTAAATTAAAACCTCTTAATTTGCAGTTCTCATTGTAATTAAGTGGTTGTGGAGTGTCCGCATTGGCAAGTAGCGGAAAACAAATTAAACTTAAAAAAATAAACTTTTTCATAACTTAACCTAATTACCAATTGTTATTACTTTGATTGGAAGTGATAGATTTCTTGTACTGCTCAATTACGTCATTAAGTTTTGCAGCGATTTTTTGTTGATGCTGAACAATTGTAATTGGAACTTCTTTCCCTATGTTATTAATACCACCTTGTACATAAGTTAAGTTTGTTCTAGTGACATCATTAATTGTTACCCTTGCCTTATTTTCCTTGGTATCAATCTTAATCGTAAAATTGACCTTATCGTTGCCAAAAGCCCCACAATCAATAAAGCCATCACAAGGATACTGAATATTTCCTTTCCCAATTATTGACCCAGTACTTTTATCGGCATATTGGATGACATTGTTTGCTGATTTAAATGACTGTGCTATCCATATCTTTGAATCTTCAAAAATTTGATCTTTAGACTTATTGGGAACTTCAATTACTTGAGTTATCTCTGGCATTGCCTGCTGTGTTGGTGTCATTGGGGTCATACAACCAACAAGACCCAAACTCATTAAGCTAGCAACTATAATTTTCTTCATGAATTTCACCATTTGTTATAAAGTTTACCTAATTTAACAAATGGCTAAAATTAAGTCATTAAAAAAGCATGTGGCCTATTTTTATTTTTGTTCTTTTAGGCGCTCAACAACTTTATCAGCTATTTTTTCAATCATATCATCGGCAATGGTTGTCGACTCTTCAACAGAGTCAAAATGCTTCTTTGTTTCCAAGCCTTTATTCATTAATGTAATCATTGCCGTATTTAAAGAGATGTTTTTATTCACAGCATAATTGGTTAAGTCATCATAAAGTTCTTGTGGTATTCGCACTTGTGTACGCTTCCAATCGTCTTGTTTCTCTCTGCTCATAATACTAGCCCAAAAAGTATTTGACACTAATTCTAGTGATGTAGTATCGTACTGTCAATGGCATTATTTTTAGTGTCAAAATAAAACGCCCCTAACATTCTTGGCGGAAAGCGGGGCGAGTAATCAACATTCTTAAGGAAATATTGATATGCCTAATATAGCACAAATCAATGATACACAAGTATCAATCATTAACTTCAATTCTGTTCCAGTTGTCACCACGGAAATGCTTGCGGATTTCTATCAAACTGAAACCAAGCACATTCAAAATAACTACCTTAGAAATAGTGCTCGATTCATTGAAGGTAAACACTTTTTCAAACTTGTTGGCGAGCAGCTAAAGCAGTTTAAGAACTTACCATCTTTAAGAGGGTTAGTTAATAAACGTGCTCCACAACTTACATTGTGGACAGAACGCGGTGCTGCACGTCATGCCAAGATGTTAGACACAGACCAAGCATGGGAAGTTTTCGAGCAATTGGAGGATTGCTATTTTGTCCGAAAAGAGATTTTAGCCAAAACCCACAAAACAGAACGTGAACCTTTAACAAGTGCCGTAAATCTACTTGTGTCTAAAACCAAGCACCTAAACTACAGCGATGCTTATAAGCTAGTTCACCAACGCTTCAATGTTCTGCATATTGATGAAATTCCATATGATGTAATTCCTGTGGCGGTTGAATATGTTCACCACTTGATCGCTATGTACAGCAGAGCTGAGAAGTACAAAGATACTGAACCAAACATTCATACTGTATTGCGAGATAAGGATGTTCAATTCTTGATGTGGTATGTCCCAATTCTTGGCAAGTTCATTAAGAATGAAATCTATCCAGCTCTAACAGCTATTCAAAGTAGCTATGCAGGCCGTTTGAGTGGCTTGACATCTGAAGCGGTTTGTCATGCTAATGCTTTAAATCGAAAAGCAATTGGCTATGGCCTTACTTTAGAGCATGTAGGAAATAAATCACCGCATGACATTGAATGGTATTTAGCTCATTAATTCATTATCGGGTATTGTTGTAATAACAATACCCCTTGTTTAGGGGTAATTTAGCAATAGGCTATTTAGGAAGCAATAAAAAACCGCTAGAGATAGCGGTTCTTTGAATTTTAAAAACTATTTTTGAGTGGTTGGCTTATTTGACGGTTCACTATTAGATGCAGGTACTTTGCGAAGCACTAGGATTACTAAAATAGCTGCTAAGGTTGAGAAAGCAGCCGTTGCAACCCAAGGATAACCAGCATACAGTGCATAAACTGCTACACAAAGAATTCCTATTCCTATCAACACGCCAAATATTAAACCAAGAAGGAATAATTGAGAGTTGTGCTTTTGATTCTCAATGTTAGCAGTGTTGATGCGCTTATTTTCTGCCATTTGATGGCGAGCCACTTCATGACTCATAGTCTGTTCATTCTCAACAATCTGCATTAAACGACTAGCTAGACCAGGTTGGATTTCTTCAAATGCCTTAACCAAATCAGGAGGCGGGTATGGTGAGTAGCTTTCCGCCTCTTCCACAGCAACTGATACATCATTGCCATTTTTTGTTGCGATGCCACGTTTAGTTCGACGATGTTGAGACATTAATTAGGTATTTATAATGAGTTAAGTTCAGGTTGTTTACTGCGCAAGTCACATGCGATTCTGTTGGTAGCTTTTGTCATGTTTTTACCGACTGCTTCCCAATGTTTTGCTGCATTACCAATTGGTCGCGGATCTTCCATTTTTGCAGGCTCAACAGCATGTACTGGGACACGAGGTGCTAATACAAAAGCTGCTAGCAGACCTTCTGTAAAGTACTTCATACCTTTGTTCATTTTTTATCGCCCTTATATTTAATGGGTGTCATAAAACATACAATTTTTATGACAGAAAAACCCTCTTATCATTTGATAACAGGGTCTCTATAGGAACAAGGGTACGCACTAATGACATTTCTGTCAATAAGGAATCTTTACGGGAATGTCAAGAGAATAGGCGTATTATGTAACATCAAGTGCGCTATATCACGTCGCTTGTTCACAGTTAAGTATCGCACGTCAGCATTTAAGTCTTCGTCGCTCGTTGCGTCGCCTTCTTATGAGCCTCATCCAAGAACATATCGTCGAGTGTAAAGATACAGTCATTAAAGATGTAACGCTCAACTGGTAAATCATATTGCTCAACATAAGCATTAATTGCGGAAATATCTAACGCTAGAGGAACACCTTGTTCATAGCGTCTAGATCGTGCAATAGTGTTATATGCGGATAGTATGACGTTGGCTACATACGAATAGTCAGGTTTAGTTAAAACCTTAGTGTTGTTGAGATTTAAAGCTTTTGCGACTGCGCTTTGCTTTTTACTGTAGTCGCTCGCTTCTTCTTCTGAGCCGAATTTTGTCCACTCGTAGAGGCTGACGACTTTCCCACAACATCATCTCGATATTGATTTGCTTCAGCTTGGATCTTTTCAGATTCAGTGCGGATAAAAGACCAAATAGAAACACCTAAATCGCCCATATTGAGCAACTTAAATGCATTTTCGCCATTGAAAGTAGGCTCTGTTTTTACCAGCTCACCTTCAGGACCTTCTTCAACAAAAACCACACCTTTCCAGTCTTCAATTAAATGGCATGCAACTGCTTCTAAAACTAATTCATGAAAGAGTTTATCTTCTGCTGTTGCCTTTGCTACGTCAAAGCCTTTTGATGAGATCTGGTTATTTGCTCGTTCAAGTGCCACCTGATAAGGCTTATATCCAATACCACGGATCTTAAACTCAGCAAGTACATTGCCTTCAGTATCTTTGTATTCGCGCCACAAACTGACGTCTTTATTTCTTTGAATATTGACTTCAAGAGCCATGTTATATCTCCAAAAAAAGCAGCCCTAAGGCTGCTATCAGATTAATATTTAAGGCGCAGGAACTGCTGCTGGTGTACGAGTAATTGTTGGTGCTACTTCTACGACTTTATATTCGAATGAAGCATTTAAAAGATCTGAATTACCACCACTAGGTAATGGAGCTGTAATTTCAGCTTTAGGAATAAAAATTTCATATTTATTCCCATCTGTATCAGTGATTGGAACTTTTAATGAAATCGTTTTGTTAGTGAATTGCTTTTCATACATATCGGATGTATTGCGTGACCAAGCTGCGGTAAATGAGCCAGTACCTGCAGCAAGCATTTCAAGGATTGCACGTGCATCAATCCCTCCACCTAAACAGCGTTGTAGCTGCATGGTGTTATCCCAATTAAATGTAAAAGCGGTCAAGCATGAAATCCCTGCTTGAGAAACTCCATCAATCAAAATGTCACCTACAGAGACATTCGACATTTTAGGATTGTTATCTGCCGCTGTAATTGTTCCAGCCGGTGCTGAAGAAAAGTTTGTACGACCAAGAGCCATAAGTCCGAAAGTCATTGTAATTAAGCCAGCTTCAGGAATATCAATTCCAAAAGTGTTTACATGACACCCACGGAAAACATGGTAGTCATTAACATCTTCAAAGCCACGTAAAACAGAAAATGTTTGACGAAGTGTGCCACCAAAAGTTAATACATTTGACGACCAATTATTAAAAGCAGCTGCAGCCATTAAGTCTTGAACTAATGAACTGTACTTCGCTTCACATTTTAATTCACCGGCATACTCTGCACCGGTAATCATTGATGAACGTGCAATACGGCCACTTGTGATTGAGTTAGAGTCTTCCTTTGTTACTGTCGCATCAAGGCCATTTTCAGTAAATTCAAAGGTCGTTCGTGCGAAGGGTGATGGTGTGGTACCAACAGTGGTTTCCTTCGCGATTTGTGTTATCTGACGTGCACCACTCGACATATCTATATACTCCGACGTTAGGCATAAAAAAAGCCACCCGAAGGTGGCTATAAAATTAGGGACGTAAAAAACCGCCCTCAGGCGGTAACTTCTTTAAAACTTAATATCAATCATCCAAATCAACACCTACTCCAGTAACAATATTTAAATTTGGTCCATTTATGCTATTAACATTAGCGAGGCGAATTTTTACATCAGAAATACATAATTTATTAGACAACTGCCATTTACTTAGCTCCTTAGCCATTACATCTGCTAAGTGACGTTCAAGTTCTTGTTTTTTAATTTCAATTTCTTCTAGCGTCAGCATGCAGGACATATCAATTCACCCTATAACCAATCGTCACATTATACTGAATGAAGTCAGCATCTTGACCGACAAAAATTGATTGACCATTCAAACATTCTAAATGTTCGACTGAGAAATATTCAAAATGTGCCAGCAAAGCATCACTAAGTTCTGTTACTCCCCTGTCTCCAGTATTAGGACGGGCAAAACATTGAATTAAGATATTCCCAGTACGGCGTGTACACGGCTTATTTCCTAGTCCAGCAATAAAACTTGGTCCTCCCGTAATGGTTAAACGACACCACACACCTTTTGTTGGTACCGTAAAACCTGGTGCATTTGGATACTGGATTCTGTCTTGAGATATTCCTGTGAAGCTCATCATACGGTCGACTATTGCTTGTCTAGCTTGCTCTAATGTCATTGCCATATTAGCCACCGTACTTTTGAGTAATGTAAGTAAACGTTGTGCTATAAATGCCCTGCGGTGCTTGATCGGACCAACCGTTTTCTAAACGCTCAGCATATGGCTGGTTGTTTTGAATATAGATCAAACTACCCAGCTTAAATTTAACAGCTTGAATCGCGGCATCTTGCACCGCATTTGTAGAGGGTTCCCGCACACCGTAATCGCCAGATCCAACAGAAACAATATGCGATGCCCGATAAGCACCTGTATCAACAGGACTTGAAACAACGAGTGATTGCACTGTATCCATGGTGATTTTTTTTACATGTTCATCTGCCTGTTTCTCAACTTCAAAACTAAAGCTGCTCGGCCTTGCTCCCTTCCACCCCATGTTTTTTAACCTCACTTGCTTCGAACATTTCAAAAAGGTCTTGAGCGATCGCTTGTATCGAATACACTTCAAACTCTACACTCGGCTCGCGCTCACCCATTCGCCGTTTTACTATTTGCCAGATATGAACAGCCTCATGTAAAAGCAATCCATAAACTTGTATTTGGTCCTTATCCGCTGTATCACCAATTTGGACAATTGCATAAGCGCCGTCTGAATAAGAACTAACCTGAGCATCTGCCCCCATATCTAAAAATTGATCAGCTTTGCCCATATCTTCAAATAACAAATCCATATGTATTTGATTTCTAGCAAGTGCATATTTGACATGTTGAAACGGTGAAATGTACCACTCAGGAACATAATCAAGATTAATCATTTAAGTCCCTATACTTTTCGAAGCTGACATTTCCAACTTGCACCAATTGGGTCCTGTTTAATATGCATGATTCGAAAGGTACCTTGCGCCGTACTCCATTCATCATCAATCATTGGCTCTTTGGTAACTTCATTCTGCAGCACAATAGCTTTTTTATCTGTTGCCAATACTCCAAGTGTTAAAATCTCATATTGGTTATACGAACCAAACAAAACGCCTCTCCCTTTATAATGCTCAATTACATTTTCAGAAGTATTCGTTTTAGGATTCCACTTTGTGCTTACAACCCGGTCACAAGTAAAAGAATGAACGGCGTCAGCGAGGTCTTCATTAAATGCTTCAGCAATATCTGCCTGAATCTCGTCTCTTAAGCCCATATCACGCCCTGTAAAGTGGTATGCCAAAGCCATTAAAACTTGCATTTGGATCTTTCAAATCAAGTGAATCAATAAAGTCAATTGCTATCTGTTCAAAACTAGATATTGCTTCTGATCCGTCTTGGTATTCTTTTTCCGACTCAACAGAATCAGCTTTGACCTTCTTACGCTTCAATTGCTGCTCTTTGCCGTTATAAATTACTTTGGCCAGAATTCCTTTGATAATTTCACATGCAGCATCTTTAAGAAGTGGATCAATTGGATCTGGCACAAAACCTATTTTGTTTTTCATCCAAACATTTGCAAGTTGAACCAGACGAGCTTTATCACTGTCTGGTGCAAAATCGCTGCCCAAAATTGAATTTGCGTCATCTACAGTAATAAAGCTCATTTCATTATTCCTTCGGGATTAATTTAAGGAGTTCTGCTTTGGTTGCAGATGGTTTGTAGCCAATATCTTTACTGGCCAAAAACTCTTTTAATTGATCATTTGACCAATTTTCAAAATCATTTGTCGCCGTATCCGTTGCTGGATTTTCTGCTGCCTTTCCAGCATCCAATTCAGCTATACGCGCTTGCATAGCAGCAACATCATTTTTAAAAGCATCAAATTCTGCTTGAATGCTTACCACTTTTCCTTCAGCCGCTTTAGTAGCATTGTCAGCTTGGAGTACTGCATCTTTTAAACGTGTGTTTTCAGAAATTAACTCTGAACTATCACCATTAGCTTGTTCCAAGATTTCGATTTTCTGTTTAAGTTTCCCGTTTTCTTCAATAACCTTTTCACAGTCAGCTTTTGCTTGATCAATGAATTTTTGCAGCTCTGGAGTAATTCCAACCGCGACATTTACTGTGGCCAAAGTTGTTTTTGCAGGTTCTTCCAATTTGCGAACTTCAACTGGAATATTCAAAGCTTCATAATCATTTTGAATTTTCGAGTAATCACCGTAAATGATTACCTCTTCAGCACTTCGATTTGGATATTCATAATATTCAGGGTTTGCAATAGTCCCTACTTCTAATGCAGCTGCTGCCGCAATACGTGTATAGATTAGCTTCATGATGCATTTCTCTTTAATGTAAAAAGAGGGCTTAATAACCCTCTTATAGTGAGATGTTTATGAGTTAACCAGTTGTTGTGCCAGACAAGTCAAGCAATGTGCCTGCTGTCATTTTGTTGCTAGTAGCATGTTTTTTCCAGTTGGCACTTGAACCAAGTAAAGTAAGGTCAGGGTTTTCGCCTTTTGATGTATCCCAGCTATAACCAAGAATATCTAAGTTGAACGCGCCTTCAGCACGCATTCCAATGCCTAAGTTTTCTTCATCATTGATGTCATAAGCTCGGAAGCCAGGTACTTGTGATTCTGTAACAGTAACCGCACCCATTTGCAAACCAAATGCATCATCATCACCTACAGCATCTGTAACCAATACCGGCTTACCTAAGGTACCTGGTAAACCACCATAGATAACGATTTCAGATTCTCCATAAATTTGCTTGGTGATTGCATCATCGACAATATCGAAATAAGTATCTGAGTTCATCACCCACAAACTAATACGACCAAACTTATCACCAAACTTACGCATACCACGTGTTAGTGCTTTACGGCCATCTACCGCAATACTGCCTTTGGCAACCATATCTGGGTTGCTAGAAATGGCTGCTTTTAATGAGGCTAAACTGTACTGTAAACGTCCTGCAACCAATGCATCTGCTAAATCATAACCAAGAATCATTGCAAATTCTTCAGGTGTACGTGCACGGCGTTTGAATGCCTCTTCAGTGGAAGCATAAGGGCCATATTTATATGGGACTTTTACACCTACAGATTCACCAGAACCAATTTTCTCAGGCACTACTTTGGCGGTTGAATTCACATCACGATGTTTAATGCTACCGCCCACTTTGTAGAATGCTTCTTTGTTGAAATCACCTTCAATGATCTCATTACGATAAACAATTGCACCATTAGAGGCTTGGTTAAATACATTCAAATTGTCTTGCAAACGCTCTAAATAAGCAGTTTGTGCCAATTGGTTGTAGATGATCATGTCTGAGTTAACTGTTGTAGTCATAACGACTTATCTCCAAATTTTTAATGATTAGTTCGGCAGTTTTAGGAAGGCATCATTGCCATGTTCTTTGATGTAGTCAGCTTTCTGAGAAACAGACATTTCACTGCGTTTCATTCCTGCAGGCGCTCCACCTTTGCCCCCACCTTGAAAACCGCCACCAGTTCCTTTACCACCTTTAAGAATTAAGTCTTTATGCTGGTATCCACCAACCAAGGACTCTAAAGCTTCATCAACATTTGCAAGTTCACCCGGGCGGACACGTGAATAAATCTTTTCGCCGTTCGGATCGTATGCAACCACCTTGCCTTCTTCGATTTTGAAGTGATGGCCAAAGGTTGCCTGAACCATGTCCACAGGTACTGCAATGTTGTCTTGAATGTACTTAGAACGAGCAAAACCACCGCCGATTAGTTCTTTGTGTAAAGAGGCTTCTAGTGCGTCACGTTGCTCAACAATCGGAGCATATTTTTCTTCAACTGCCTTGATAGCTTCAGCTTTCACTTTCTCAACTTCACCAGCATCCACCAGCTTTTTATCGTCGAGATTTTGGATTGTTTGTAATGCCTTTTTAGCTGCCGCAGGGTCTTCGATTCCTTCAAAAGCTTTTAATGCTTTTTCAGCTGCTTCTTTGGCTTCACGATGTGTTTTAGCTTCATTGTTTAAGCGTGCAATTGTTGCTACCGAATGTGGTGCATCATGTGGCATTTCTTTGCCGTCATCATGAATATAGATCGGCTTATCACCGTCTACTTCCGCATAAACTTTACCTTCGATTGTTACTGTTTTAAGTTTCATTGGTCATCCAACCTATATATACAAAATGGGCATCCGCCCGGATTCGCCGTTAGCATCCGCTTTCGGCAGGCAATAAAAAAGCGCCCTTTAGGACGCTTCATTTCTATAAATGATTATTTACTTAAAGCTTGGCGTACAAATGCATCTTTTGCTTCAAGTAGCTTTCTTAATCCTGTGGATTTTTCAGGCCCGTCAGGAAGTTGCTCATCCATTTGCCGAGCTAAATCACCAATTGGCTTACTAACTTGCTGCAAATGTTCAGGTAAATGTTCATATTGGAAATATTGGATAATAGGACTTGGCATTTTCTTCTCGCAAAAAAAGCACCCGAAGGTGCTATGGTTAAAAATTAAGTTCTATTTGATGAGTGCAATCGCTTTTAATCTTTCAAAAGTAAAACCATAAATTGCCATGGCTCTTGAAATCTTAATTTGAAGAAAAGGCACCAGAATTAATTTTGTGCTCAGAATATATTGAGCATCTGACATATTGATTTGCTTTTCAGGCATTTGTAGTACCTTTCGCTACGTTTCCTTTGTTTGAGCCGGCCTTTGTTCATCACTCACTAAGCGAACACCATGAGCACCATATGCTTCAAAAGTTACAGTAATTGTTGCGGGTCCATTTAAGGCATCAGAATTCATCTGTACTGCTCTTTGTCCAGCTAGTGGCTGTCCAGTTTCTTCATCACAAATAACCAGATAACCTTTCAAAGTAGGGTGACGCTTTAGCACTAAATGTCTTGACTCACTCATAAGCCCAACTCCTTAAAGGTTTGCTCATCCAACTTACGAAGTTGGTCTAATGTGTACAATCGTCCTTCAGGATCGAAGAACTTTTCAAAATCAAACTTTCCTTCTTTATAAAGCTTGTAGCGCTTTGGTCCTAACCATTCTCTTTGAAAGAAATCGTCTGTCTTCTTAAAGAACTCTTTGAATGTGGTGTTTGCATCTAACTGTCCTATTAACTGGCTTCGCTCTTCTTTGGGGATGTCTTTAACTCTACGTTCGTCCATTACAAATGGCCGTTCGCCAACAAGTTGACCGTCCTTCTCGACCGGAACCAAGATACTGCGACAGTTAGGATGTAACGGCGGCACTCGCTTTGCCGGATCATTTATTTCCCACACTGAACCATCTAATGAAGCGCAAAGCTTAGAAGTTCGTCCATCTAAAACGCTAACAAATCGGACATATTCAAAGCCAATTTGGTTGAAGCTATTTAGATAGGCTTGATTAGCTACATGACTTCGCACAGTTCTTACCGTTCGCTCAATATCAGTTTTGGTACCATTTAAGATCCCATCTTCATAGTTAAGCCGTTTGGTACCACGAATACGCTGAACAATTTCTTGGTTAGTTTTGCCTGAATTAATACCATCTCGAATTGCATACTCAACCTTTTGACGGGCATTTTCAGCAATTCTTGAAAGCAGATCATCGACAAGAGCGCCACCTGCCAACGGAACTTTTTTAGCGGATAAGAATAGTTTTTCCCCATCAGGCTTATTAATCTTTGCTCCATAGAGCTTAGCTACGTAATTGGCCTCATAAACAGCCAGTGCCGTAGCTGAAACGGCAAAAGCTTCAGGTAATGCTAAATTAACACTGGCAAACCATTGGGAAATCAAATCTCTAATTTCCCTTAAGTTTGAAGTTGTATATTTACCACCAGCTAAAGCAACTTTCTCCGACTCATTAAGCTCATCCAATAAATCCCGTAGCTTAGAAAGCATCTTGCTCGTATCATCATTGAATAAAGCCAATAGCTCATTTACCGTTTTTGATGAAGCGCGATAAAGATAGGCCTGGTGCTGAGTGAGTGCTTCAAATAGTTTTTTGATATCTGTTGCCATCTCACTCTACCTTTTGATTTAAAGTCCCATCTTGCTCTGCTTCAACATTCTGTAGCTCTTCTTCATATTTTTGTTTAGGGAACATACCTGTTTGGTTGTATTCCCACCACGATTTAAATGAAGATCGGCCTTGTAGAGCTGCTTCAAATAACTGTCGAGCTAACTCAGCTAAATAACCCTGTTTGTTAAATTCTTGACTGATTTCGAACATCAGGTCATCTTTAGTCAGAACATCAACATTGGGTACTACAAATTTAGCAGCCCAACGTAAAGCCATAGAAAAAGCTTCATTCATATTCACAACACAAAGTGAAAGAACGGAATGCTGCACGGCATCATCACTGTTAGATTCAGTAGCAGTCTTTTTAGCTGCGGAACCTTTTTCAATAAGTCGAGCACCCATTTCTTTCATCTGTTCCCATTTATCCTTCATAGCTTCCCGTGCTAATGTGTTTGGATCTGCTTGTACAATCCCCAAATCACCGTTTTCAGGTAAAGGTAATAGAACTTTCGCACCGATATAAATGCCACGCTTTTTAGCCTCGTCATACCAAGCCCAATTAACTCCCTTAGCATAAAACTGTGGTTGGCCCATATAAAAAACGGACTCTTGAAAGTCCGCACTATCTCTATAATGAGCTAAATTAAGATTAGCCAATGGGAGCAATGGAGGCTTTTTAATCTCTTCAGAGTTATCAATAGCCCCCACAAAAGTGAATGGAATATAAGACCAGAAATCCCCGTTATTATCAGTGGGATACTTCTTATCTTCGCCCTTCCATGTACCCTTGTCGCCTTTTGTGTAAACTTGAACTGTATAGATGAAGTTTCCTTCATTATCAGGCTCTAAACGAAGTACTCTGTATTGCTCTACCTCAGATTTGCTAAAGCCATCAGCGCCTCGTTCTGAAGTAAATTCACGGATGACCACCAAGCAAAGCTTTTTCTGGTTATCAATCATCATTGAATCCCAATTGATCACATCAATGGCATTCAATAAGTGAATCATCGGGTAGGCTTTTTGCTGTTTAAACTCCGCAAGATTTCGAGCCGGTGTAACTGCAGGATAGTCAACATATAAAGCACAACGATAATGCTTTAATAAATGTCGGATCCCGTTCTGTGCCAATTGATAAGCACTTAATCCCGCGCCGTTAGCATTGCGTTCTAAGTGAGCTAGTTCTGGAGGAAATTTAAAACTTGGATCGGTTGCAAAAGCTGCACCAACTAAACTATTAGATGTAGTCCCCGTTACTTCATAAAAGACTGCCCGAGTACGATAAGCCTCATAAGCACTTTTATTTGCAGGTGATTGATCATGAGCATTGGGTTTCGGAAGATACTTTTCTCCTTTAGCCTTTACAGCATCCTCGCCTTCACACACATCATCTAGCTTCTGCCAATATGGCAAGTTTTTAACATATTCAGGATGTTTAAAAGTTACGTCACTCATCGAGCAAATCCCATATCAGCAAAGAAGGCCTCAAAACCTCCATTCAATTCATTAAATGCATCTGAACCAGCATCAACTTGGTCGTCATGCGTTCCATTTGGAAAATTGCGAAGCTCTTCAATAAAGTCTTTATTCCAATCACCTCTAAGCATTCTCACGTTACCCACGTTAACTTGCGCCGCAAAAGGTTGTGCACGTGTGAGTTTGTCTCCCGAAACTGGTTTGGCTTTGACGTCATATCCTGCAAGAAGTTTTAGGAATGCACTTGCTTGTGATTTACCAGCTTGACCAGGATCTTGAGGAATCCTTACCGTTACGCCCATCCCATCTAACTCTGTGACTTGTTTTAAGCGCTTATTGACGTTGTCTGGACCAAGTTGCCCTTTGGTTACATCAACGATATAGGTAAAGCCATCTGCGCCAAGAGCTTCTCTAACACCTGCTGTAAAGTCGCCTTCATTCTCAGTAGCACCGAAGTCCCATGCCCTTACTTGCTTCACTACATCAGCAGGTAAAGCATCCACAATTTCAATATTGTCAGGCTTAAAAAAACCGCCTGCTGGCGGTGATGGCATTTGACGATATTGCCCGGCAAAAACATACGGCGCAGCTTGCTCCATTTGCTTCAACTTTTGAATATTGTGCTTTGCTGGCCACAATGCAGATCCGTCTTCTTGAATAGCCGAAAGACATAGATGCTCCCAAACCTCACCGTTACCACCAGCTACAGGAACGCCGTCTTTTCTATCACCTAGCAGCCATCCTGCCAAATCATCTTCATGAAGTCGCTGCATAATCACAATGATTGGCGTATCTGGCGAGTTAGTACGCGATTCGAGTGTGTTCTGAAACCAATCAATTACCCCTTCTCGAATAGTTTTTGATGAAGCTTCATGTGCTTTATGTGGGTCATCAATAATAATGCAGCCACCAAAGCCTTTACGAAGTTTTCCTGCACCAAAACCAGTAATCGTACCGCCTGTACCTGTCGCATAGCAGACACCGCCTTGAGAAGTTCTCCAGAAGTCTTTAGCCTTACTATCATCACGCAATGTAAGCTCAGGAAAGACTTTTCTATACGCCTCTTCTTGTACAAGAGTTCGTATTTGGAAGGCATTATTTGCGGCAAGCATTGCCGAGTAACTGATATGAATAAACTCACAGTCTGGATTCTTACCAAAACACCAAGCCATGAAATTAATTACAGCAATTTCAGTTTTAGAATATCGTGGTGGAACGTTAATAATTAACCGCTTTATCTCTCCGCGATAAACTTTCATTAAAGCTTCGCAGATTTCTAAGTGGTGCCAATTTTGCATCCATTTATAACCACGGCGCTCCTTAAACATGTACCTTGTGAAGAAATATAAATCTTCTTGCGCCTCGATCCGGATGGCTTTATCCCGAGCCGCATCAGTACTCATCTAAGACTTCCCTCCGCGCTTTTAAGTAATCTTCCATTGGAACTGGAATTTCTGAATTAACTGTTTGGACTGGTCCGCCGTCTTTGCCTGTAATTTCTTGGCGATTAGTAAATTGACCACCAATGTCTTTAGCGGCTTGCTCAAGAATTTTTAAGGCTGTTTTGACGTTTCTAGTCTTCTCAAGCTGTCTTTGGTATTGCTTCAATCGGTAGAACTTATTGGCAATTGGAATATCAATTAAGCCTTTATCAAACTCATCTCTGGTTTTTTCAAATAGTTCGACATATTTTTTGCTTAAGTTCTTACCAGCAACCTTTGTAGGGTCATAAGTTGCAACTTGAACACGATCTATATCAACGCCAAACTCTTGTTTAACGAGTTCAGCCACTTCTTGAGGTGTATCACGACAAGCAAGAGACTGAACTATAAAGATTTTCACAGGCTCTTTTAGTGTCGCCATAACTTCCTCATCGTATAACTACGTATAACAAAATGGGCAAAAAAAAGAGCCATTAGGCTCAATTGATTACACAGTTGCCGCAGCATTTTGAAATATCAAGATTCGAAACAAACGGCGGATTTTTTGCGACTTCAATAAGTCGCTTAACATTTTTGCTTGGGCCATAACGTTTAACTACGCCAATAAACTCTTCAACGTCATGACCAGCTAGATAGTGCTTAGGAAGACCAGAACTATCGCTATAAACAATTTCTCCGTCCTCGTCTCTCATCACTCCAATGTGATAAAGCTCATGTTCAAGCAAGTAACAGAACTCTGTATCATTTGCACGCTCACAAAAAGAAGCGTCGACAGTTATTAAGTATGTTGGCACAAAGCCGAACCAGTCTCGCATCTGTTGTTCTTGTCTAGCTTTGCGCCAGCCACCAACATTGAACATGACTTTTTCGCACTGGCCTAACACCATAGCTTGCTTGCTTTTATATGCAGAAGAGGCCCAAGCAAATGCTAAAAATTCTTCATTATCGTGAAGCAGCTCAGCTATGTGATCATGATCGGGGTTATAAAGAGGTCCACCAATAGTTAAGTAATTAGCAACAACCCATTTTTTTAGATCTGGTGCCGGTGTTAGTCTAATTGCTTCTTCTTCATCTGCTTGATCAATAAAATCAGTCGGTGGAAATGGTCTTATTTGCTCCATCTTCAATTCTCGCTAATTCACTTTTTATCCAGTTGATGACATATCCCGACAAAATAGAATCTGGATGAAAGCGCTCTATTTTGTAACCCATCTCTTCAGCTTGATCATATCGATCAAGACTCCATGCTTTATTTGACAGCTTTCCACCACGCCCACCAGACCAGGGCCCACCCTCAATTTCAATGAGCAAACGCAATTTCACAATATGAAAATCAAAGCGCCAGTGTTTGGTATGGATCGGTTGAAACTTACTTTCAAAACCAATCGCCAAATCCTCAAGTTCTTCCTTAAGTGTTGCCTCAGCCTCGAGATATTTTTGCTTCGCCTTAGGCAGTGGTCTAGATTTGGACTTAGTTTTAGGTTCTTTTTTTCGTGTAAGCCAAAAATAATCTTTGTCATCCATAATACATCCACAAAAAAACCACCCTAAGGCGACTTTTGTAGCTAATTTTCAAACCATTTACTAGCATTAAGAAGATTTTGGTATAAATTGATGTTATTTATAATTTCTTTATACTTTTCAATATTTGATGTTTTCCCGTTAATTTTAGCGCTATTAACAAATTCGTCTGTGATTACCTTTGTCATTTCTTCTGGGTCATCAACGCTAACTAAAGGATTTGCTTCTAAATTGGCCCCATATCTTTGAACTAACTCTAAATGTTTACCTGTATGTAATTTCAGTAATGGTAGTATCTTATTCCTTAGTTCTTCATTTTCTACTAACTCAGCATCCTTAATATCTTTGGCAACTTCGAACAATTTAGCTCTACATGTAAAAACTGAATCACCACCAAAGAGGTTGTCTGCAGCAAATGCTGACTCAATTCTTAATTTGAAGTGCTCTACTTGCAATTGCTCTAACAGTTGCTCTGACTTCTCATTTATCTGTTGAAGTTTTACACTATTCCCAATCAAAGTAATTTCAGATATTTTTTCAAAAAAAATAGCTATAAATGAACCAACCAAAAAAACTGTAGTTAGTACAGTTAAATCCCTAGAATCAATTAGCTCATTAACCCTTAAACATATAATGCCCGCAATAAAAATTAAGAATAGAACAAACACTATCACAAGACGTTTTGGCTTAATCTGATTCATTATAATCCATTCTTGGTTTAATTACTTAATCAAATCATAACACCATTTCAAATCATCAGGCGTTTCCAAATAACGCCCGTTTTTATTGCAGAAGGCATGAATGTCGTTTAGGTATTCAGTGAATTGAGCTGTACTTGCATCTGTCGTGCTCATTAGCTCACATAGTCCGTTTGCTACATCTTGGTAAAGTGGATGCTTAGAATCTTTAAGCTT